CTTATGAACTTCCCTACTGTTAAGTAGGTGTTAAGACTATATCATTTACCTATATCATATATAGGCAACCTATCACTTCGATTTAAAGAACTCTTATATCCTTATTACGGAACGGTTCTACCACTTGGCTCTACTCTACTTGCTTCGTGTATATATTGTTAATATATACCTTATTTTCAACTAAGAATATTGTCTTAGTATATAGCTTTCGATAGTCGTTGAATAAAATAAGTTGCTTAAACTTATATTCCATATTGCGATGATATATGTTTCCATGTAACTCCGAATAATATATTTTCTACTCGTCTATGTCTCTTATTAGGTTCACAATCCAAATCCATAGCTTTACATATTTGACTTGCAACTAATCCTTGTTGTCTATATTCACATATTCTTCTTACATCATTTTCATTAAATTTAGCATTACCATTATTTACACCAATTTGACTTCTAGACCCAAGTAAATAACTATGATGTATATTTTGAGATCTACTACACCATTCTAAGTTTGCAATATCATTATCATCTTTTTTACCATTTATATGATTCACTTCTAATTCATTCATATAGAAAATTGGAAAGAATGTCATTAAAACTAATCTATGTAAACTGAACTCTTCTCTTGATTCAATATTTGTTAATAATTTTATTTTCATATATCCATCAGAATTACATTGAGGATTTAATAATCTCTGTTTTGGTATTGAATAGATTCTACCTTTTGTGCTAATATTATATGTATTATATTTTATTCCAATTATATTCAAAGGTTTCCACATCTCTGGATATCTAACTATTTCTATAGTAGGATTTGATATATTTATAGGAAAATAATCAAAACATCGTTGCATAAAAACATTCATATTTTTCACCTCCTTTTTATTAATTATTTTATTTAAGCAAATTATTTTACTGCTGAGAATCCCTTGTCAATAACACTTAGCACTTTAGAATCTCAACTAAAGCTTTTATTTCAGCATATGTCAGGTTCATATATTGTTTCTACTTTCGTAACCATTTCTTATTATAATAATGGTTTATGAACTTTTGTGGACTTTCCAGCATTTAATAGGTTATTCGACTCTATATTACTATAGAGAAGGGACACACATTTTATCCGACATGATAATAATCTTAGTGTATTTAGTATCACTAGGCATAAATTTTTCACCGAATTTTCCTGTACCACCAGATATGATATTAATAAATGCTGCAATTTCATCATTCTCTAAGAACTCTTTTCTATTTCTATCTGTCATATTAAAGATATTAGGCATCTTTCCTCTAATTGGTAACATACCTTGTCTAGATTTACATCTTGTTGCTCTTCCTGGTCCTAAAGCTGAATCCCCTTCAACTATTATAAATTCTAGATCTTTAGTTCCTTGTGGTCTTAGGTACTTCTTTGGAAGTCCACCACTTAAAGCATCTGTCTTATATTTAGAACCAATCTTTATCTTTTCTACTTCATCTTTAGTCCGAAGTATAGCTATATCTTTAAGATAATTACAAATCTTATTTAATTCCATAGGCTTCTCTTTACTCCAAGATTGTAATGCTTTAATTACTAAATCTTTTATGAATGTCTCAAGTTCTTCATTAGTTATTGTTTCTTTAGCTTGTCCTCCAAAGATAGGAATCAATGCACATGCTGATACAATAGCTTTTAATCCACAACTTACATCTGAAGCTACGACTTGTAATGGTTTAGCATTAGATTTAGATTTCTTTCCTTTTAAAGAACCCGCTTTGGCTAAATAAATCTTATTCATATAATCCATAAAGAATTTTGATATACCAGCTTTAAATCCTTTAACATGTGTACCATCTGTAGTTGGAGAATAGTTAGCATAACTATGTATCTCTTCCAAAGTATCTTCACCATCATATGTAAATGCTATATCAGCTTTACAGTTACCATCATCACCACCAATTAAAATTGGTGTAATCAATTGAGATTTAACTCTACCAAGTAAATCTGTTAGTATTCCATATTCATTAACTATAGTAGTTTCAACTTGTTTACCCATATTAGTAATACCATGAAATTCTACTATTCTACCTAATTTACCTAAGAATACTATACCTCTCATCATTGCTAATACTTCTTCACAAGTTAGATTAATTCCACCCATTATTTCTATTGAAGGATGAAATAAAACTAATGTACCTTGTTGATTATTTTTATTAGGTATCTTATAAATTCCTTTTTTATTAACAACTGCATCTTCAAATTCTATTTTTCTTGCATCTCCTAATTGATAAGACTCTGCTGAAAATTTATCACAAAGGGCATTCGTAATTTTTCCACCTAACCCATGTTTGCCTGAGCTGTAGTCTCCTAATTCCTTCTCATAATTAGATGATGTAGATAATTCAGCATATATGTCATGCATCTTTTCAAACGGTAAACCTCTACCATCATCTTGTACCATACAATCTAAAGTTCTTTCATCAAAGAAAATCCTTATTATACTACAAGGAGATTTACCTCTTGTTGCTCTCATAACTTCATCAAAAGCATTTTGAAAAACTTCCCGTATCATATTTAAATAACCAGAATTTCCTTTTGAACCAATATACATTCCTATATTGACTCTTATATTATCAGGGAATAACTTTGTTATAATCTCATTACCGTATCCTCTAATATTTTCTTCCATTGTCTTATCCATTTTTTTCAGCATAGCCAATTACATCACTTCCTTCAATTATTTTTTGTCATTATATAGTTTATAATGAAGGTAAAAAATAATGATGGAGAACGAACCCCATCATTATATTTATTTAAAAATATTATACTACATACTCATTACTTTAGTTACTTGTACAGTATTACTTACACTAGTTTCAGTTTGTCCTTGACCATTACCCATATTATTCATCATACCTGTTGTTCCTGGAGCATAACCACCAGCACCTGGAGTGAAGTTTCCTGGATCTTGGTTTTGTACCATTGGATTGCCACCCATCATATTATTTCCAGCATACATATTACTCATTGCTAGATTTGGGTCGTATCCATATTGTTGTTGTTGCATTTGTTGTTGCATCATTTGTTGTTGCATCATCATTTGTTGTTGTTGCATTGGATTAAATCCACCTGTCATTATGTTATTCCACATGTTAAATGAGTTATTTCCATTGCTTGTATTTACTTGTCTAGCTTCTTCATATTGTCTCCAACATTGCATAGACATTTGAAGACCAGCAGGAGCTTTCTTTAATAATGGTATAATTGGGAAGTATTCTCTAGCAGTTTCTGGTGGGATATCAATCCACCATGTTTTCATTGTTTGTAATCCTGATATAACAATACCTACGGCTGATTTAAATAATTCTAAATCCTCTAATAAATCCCATTCTTCTTGACATATGTTACATTTAACTCTAGTTCCACCTAATAAAGTTATATCTGGCATTTTAGTTGTATTACTTTTATGTGTACAAATACCTGTAAGCACTTCCATTTGATCTAGTTTAAAACTTAGATTAGATCTATTTTGATTCTTTAACATTGCTTCTTCTTCAGCAGTTAATGCTTGATGCATTTCTATTTTCTTTTGTGGTGCATAATAAGTTCCACCCATTCCGAATTGATTTCCTTGTTGTCCATTATACATATTTATTCCTCCTAAATTTGTTTTTTGGTTATGTATTTTCATTATTATAATATATAGTTATAAATAGTTTTAGTTTTAATTTTTTAGTGTCTTATTTTATTTATTGATAAAGTATCTTTACTTGTTAATATCTCACCATCATCATTCGTAGGTATACGTTCTTTATCAATATATGATCGGTCTTTGTCATTAACATCTTCATATGGTTTATTACCATATCCATCAACGAATGCAAATCGACTTTTAAAGTAATTAACTAATTCTAATCTTTTATCTTCATCGATAACGTTAATTTCTTTTAATTTATCTAATAAAACAGACAGTTCTTTTCCACCACCATAATTATTCATGAATTGAACTTGATCGTACATTAATGATTCGAATTGAAATAGATTCTGAACTCCAAAGTTAGACCCATCAGTATTAACTGCAATAGAATGAATCATTCTACTATCCTCATCGAATATTAATCTACGACCTTCTGCATTTTTAAAAACCTTAACATTATCTGATATGACGATTAATTCCTCATCACCAAATGTATCTCTGTATAATTTAATTAGATCATCTATACTTGCCATAAAAATTAAACCTCCTATAAACATAAATTTATTCTTATGTTTAGGGTTTAAATTTTACAATGCATTTCCTAATGTCCTATTTGTTGTTAGAATACTTGCTAGACTCTTTATATAATTAATATTCCCAGTATCCCTTAACATACATAAATGTTGATGTACAATTGAATAAACATCACATTTCTCTCTATACATTTTTAAGATGGTTAGAAAATAAGGATCTACACCTCCATTCAGATATGTCATAGAATCTACATAATACCCTAATCCTATTGCACTTGCTTTATTTAGTAAAATTTCCTCATTCGCAACATTAATACAACTTTCTAAGAATTGTTTTTCTAGAAAGAAGTGTCCGTACATTTCTAAATCTATTTGTCTTCTTGCTAATTGTCTAAATATAGCTGGAGCTTCTCTTTGAAAATCTTTTGAATTCTTTAACATTAAAAATTCTTCACCCATTCTTTGTATATTCTGAGTGAAATAATTATAATCATTAGCCATTAATATTATTCTCCTTTCTCATCTTCATCTGGAGTATAGTATTCGTCGATATTAAACGTTGGATCATTCATGAACTGTGATATGTATTTCATGAATTGATAGGCATTTTTAGCATCTTCATATGTCGTTCCTCCTACAACTACTTTCGTTGATTCTAAATCTATACAACTTATCATTCCTTTGATAAAATTATATGCTTCTTCTCTTCCTACAGCAACATGCCAGCTTTTTTCTTCTTCTTTTGATACTGGTTCTGTCGCAAAGTATAGTATCATATAAGATTTCTCTTTTTTGTTGAGTAAAGCATCTGGGTTGATTAACCCCTCTTTTAATAAATCCTCATTAATTATTTCGTCTCTCTTCATAAAATTGTTCATTAAAACACTACCTTTCAAAATATATTATTATTTATTCAGTTATATAATATATAATTATAAATATTTTTAGTTTATAACATACTCTTTATATATTTAAGAACCATGTCTTTAACTATTTTATTTAATTTATCTTCTGTTTCTTGTACATAATCATATTGTTTATATTTAGATTCAAACTTTTCAGCTTTCCTAAATTCATCTGATAGTAGTTTAGGTATATTAATACTAGAGAATGAATATCTATTTTCGTCATATTCTCCTGTTTTTATATACATGATTAAATCTTTAGGATTGTTTTCAAACCATAACGCTTTTTTAAAATCAGTAAAATCGTTCAAAGCATATTTCTGAAGTGTTCTTAATAATCTCAAACAATGTGATGCTGATTTCATATTACCCTTTTTGATATATTCATCTTGAAATAATCTAGCATTATTATATAATGAAGTGTATAAGAATGACAAATTAAATCTGGCTATCTCATCTTTCATATTATATATTTCTTCTATTTCTTTAGTAAACATTTCATGTATACTCAAATCAACAGTAAATAACATTTCCATAAAATTACAATTAGATTTACATAATAAATCTGGTAATCTTCTAATATCATATACAGAAAAATCATTATTATTGAATTCAATATTATATGATTTTGTGAATATTTTATGATTATAGATATCATCTATGTTGGGCATTATAAATATTTTTGAATCTCTATCTGAATTTTTAGTATTAAGGTTATAATTATGAGAACCTGTTAGTGCACACAATATTGCTAATCTATTATTAATATCTGTCCTCATTTCCTCTTCATTTTTACAATTAAATCTCTTTGGCATTCTAATCCCCCATTTTTAATTTATTAATAGAGATAGAGATTTTAACCTCTATCCCAACTTCCACAATTGTATAATCTAATTTTTCTTTTTATATATATCATACCTTGCCGAAATCTACTAATTCCTACATAATTAAGTCTATCATTTAATTCTGGTGACATATATTCTTCGATATAAATACCGTTAGCAAGTGAAGCACCTTGTGCAAGATGACATGTACTTGCATAAGAGAATTCAAATTTTTCACCAAGACTATATTTATCTTGTTTAATTTTTTCTTTTTCACTATAAGGAGCCATAAAATATTTATAATCGCATCTTAGATCACTAAATATTCCTGGAAATAATAATGGTTGAAAATCTATTTTAAAAGTATTATTATCATAATTATCTACTCCAGGATTATTCATTACGGTTCCTATCAACCCATTTGCTAAATTAATTCCATCTATTACAGTTTTATAATTATTCTTTCTACATACTACTCTTTCTCCTCTTAATGGTAATTCACTATTACAAGTACCTTTTATTTCTCTAACTCTTTTATTAATTTCATCTCTTTTTTTATTAGTTCCACATATTACTATATCAGATCTCATAATCATTGTATCAGTCAAGTCATCTTCATCTGTTACATAACAATCTCCATAATATCCATAGTTTATAGGTAAACCTCTTCTGGCTCTTCTTGCGAGATATAATATATTTGAGTTAGTACCTTGTCTCATAGGTTCAGTTAAATGATGTACTACACCATCTGTTAAAAATGCAGGTTTCTCAAATAATGGAGGTAATTGGAAAAGATCTCCTGAAGCTATAACTTTTATTCCATGTTTCATAATATCTTTTCTCATTGACATAGGTACAGTTGGAGCTTCATCTATTATCATTAAATCAATATTATCAAAATTACTTTTTATTTTAGGTGTAAATCCTGTAGTGGTCTTGGGTCTATTATAATATGTATTGTAAATTATTTGATTTGTCTGTTTATCTGTCATATATGTATCTACTGGATGATATAATCCTGAATGTAATGTTTTAGCATTAGGGAAACCACTTAGTTTTAAAATAACTGCGGCTGCTCCAGTATATGACATGGCTAATATGCGTTCTAAAGGTATTCTATTTCTAGCTATTATATGTTTTAATACCGTGGATTTACCTGTCCCTGCTTCACCATCTATCTGAAATAATTGTTGATATGGGTCTGCAAAGAATTTCATTGATTCATCTACCGTAAATCCTTGACCTCTATTTAATATTTCATTATACAATTATATCAGTCCTTTTTAGTTATTATCTAAATGAGTTACAACCATTACATTTATTAACATTATTTGAATATAACCTATGTTTATATTAGTATAAAAATCCGTTACCATTTGTCCCTTGGTACTATCATTCTCATCTATAAAATTAACACATAATTTATTCTTATAAGAGTTATTATCTCTCATAACTTTAGTGGATAATATCTTTATACCCTCATTTTCATAATGGTCTACAACATATTGATTATATAGATTTTGTATAAGTTCTGAATTATTTATAGGATCAAACCATATTTCTTTTTTACCATCTATAATGAATCTATCTTCATATGAAAATCTAATATCCTTTCCATTAAATTTAATAGATTCTCCAGATTGTAATATTATATAATTTTCATTTGATATTGCTAATCCTAATTCATTTAATAATTCATATATTACTTCATTTATATCAATTTTTTCTTTTACCATTTCTAATTCCTTCTTTCTTTATATTTTTTATGAATTTGAACATTTTAATAATAATAAGTTTAAGGTGGTGTAAATTATGGAAAATAGTGACATGAAAAATACTAGTATTGAAATATGTATTGCTCTTGAAGATTTTGTCTATGGGAATGAAGTTAAGATATCTATACCTTCCATGCAACCCTTTACAGACAAGCAAAAAATCACAGAAACAAAAAATAAAATAAATGTGTCCAATATTATGAATAAAACATTAAAAGGTTTTAACGTGCGAGATAAGTACTGTAAGAGTACAAATTACATATCTGTCTTAATTCCTCAAGAATTATATAGACATAAAGATTCATCTTATAAAGGTCTGAAAGGTGAAACTTTTGCCATTACATTCTTAGGTGGAAATATAGATAAACCATTAATATTAAGGAGGATATAATTATATGAGTAACCCAGATATAACATACACTCTCAATGAATTTATAAATTCTAAACCTACTTCTGAAATTACTTACGACTTATTATCAATATATCAATTAATAGGAGATACTTATCTTATAACACATAATGTATTATGTGACTATAAAAAAGAAATATTCTCTTTATCTAAAATGGTAATACTAGATGAAGAACAATATATAAAATATGAACAATCACCTGCTATATTAGCTCATGATATATATGGTTCTACTGAACTAGATTATATTATTCTATTTTTAAATAATATATGTGATATGAAAGATTTCAATAAGAAAAAAATAAGAATGATGCATGCTGATGTTTTAGCAGAAATGTTATCAGATATATATAAAAATAATCAAACTATTCTAACTAAATTAAGAAACAAAATATCATAAAAAAGAGTACCTCTATGCAGGTACTCTTGTCATAAATTTTTTCAATGGTATTATATCTTTAACCAAATCAGCTCTATGTCCACAAGATGAATCTGCTAATTTTTCTATATCGAATATGTTTATTTCTGTTCTTGTATCTACAAATTTATTTTGTGAACCTATTACCTCGTCAATAGATCTTATATTTCCATTATAAGGATTTGGTTGTATTTTATTATTAGATTTCTTTTGTGGTTGGTTGTATCCAATAACATTTTCTCTAAGTGAATCTCTAAATACTGGTATTGTAGCATAATAATCTTCTAATAGTTTAGGGGAATTAGGAGATGTATATGGCATGAATATAACAGCTCTATCACTCGCTTTAAACCTTTTCTTTGTTCTCATTACACCTAACCATTTATTACCATTTTGATCCCATTCTTGATTTATCATATAACAACCATCTATATTATTAATCATAACTTGAGATTCTGCAACATTAGCTCTACCTAATACTCTAATTAAATCTGATTTATTACAATTAGTAGCCTCATCTATTTTTGCGGCTGCTTCTCTATTCAGATGGAAATTTGTGATAAATGGAATTTCTTTTAATTGAGAGAATGTTTTCATTTCATTTGCTACAGTTCCTAATTCTAATCTAGTTTCTGTAAGATTTTGAGTAGATCTCATTCTTCCAATATGATCTTGAACTACTGCAATTACTTCCATTCCTTCATCTTCTAAATCTTCAGTCATCTCATATAAATATCCAGTATCAACAGATTTATTAGCTTTATATCTTATTATTATATCTATTGGAGATTCGTCTGATAAATATAACTCTCCATCTGTTACAAGTAAATGTAAAGCCTCTTCAAATGATAATCCTTGAATTTCTCTTCCTGTTGACATTTCGAATAATCTTTCTACAGTCTCTTCAACTGTATTCTCCATTGTAAGATACACAATACAAGGTTTTTTAGATGGATCTTTACATTTGAAATTCTTATTATATTTCTTTAATTGAAGACATATATCCAATAGTGTTAAAGATTTTCCTCCTCCTGTTAGCCCTAATAACATGTAAAGTCTAGTTCCAAAGAAACCTCCACCAAGCATTTCATTAAAACCTTGCCATCCTGTTACTAATTTAGAAGATGGATTTGTTAACTTATCATAAATATCTCTAAAAGAATCTTCTAATATTTCTGGTTTTAATCTAAATTCCAATTCATTTGTAGAGTCAGCTCTAACTCGTCTGAATTTATTTTGCATATCAGCAATAATTCCCTCAAGTTCATTTACCATATATTGTTTTGATACATAATCAGCAGCTTTAAATCTTGTTAATACACTATACATTCTATCTACATCGTTATATATAAAGGTATATTTTAATGCTGAGGATACAGTTTCATTTATAAAATGCATCTCGTCAGAGTTTAAAATAGTAGCAGATGTTATATCTACATCTAAATTATTTGTATCTAGAAAACCACCATTAATATATTGCAATATTAATGTATATTCTTTTAGATTTCTTAGTATTCTTCCCTCTAATCCTTTTCTTATAAAATCTATTCTTTTCTTTTTTTCTATATCTGTTCTATATAATTCTAAATCTATACATTCAAACAGATTTCTCATATTTATTAATTGACTCTTTTTAATAGTTCTATTTTCAGATAAAACATAAGAACACATTAAATCAAGCATTCCTATATCAAAAACTATTTCTACTTTCTTATCAGAAAAAGATACAGTTCTACTTCCATTATTCATAAATTTTTGTCGTCTAGCAACATTCATTCAAACCCCTCCAAAACCCTATCTAAAGTATTGATATGTTTATGATCTTATAATATTAAATTATTTCCAGTATTCTATTATAGATAGCTTAAGAGTAATAATTCAAATATCAATATTCATCATTTAAGATCTGTTTAAATTCATCTACAGTAATAAACTCACTTTTTTCTTTATGATTTACATACATTACAAATTGCTGTTCAGCAGATAAATTATCATCAAATATAAAATCATATTCAGAGAATTTATCATTTAATTCATTAATCATTTTTTGTTCTTCTATTTTTTCTTTATTATTATAATCAAATTTTATATAATTTATATTTCTAAAATATGTTTTCAGAATTCCCAGATTATTAAGTCCATTTTCAGACAAAGGTTTATTGAATTTAATTCTTAAATTATCTACACCCTTACTTTTTAATTGCCATATAAAGTCAGATATAACTTTAGGGTCAGAATTAATAATATCATCTAAAAAAATAGTCTCATATATAAAAGACTTTATAGGTTCAAAATGGACATAATGAGATTGGTCATTCAGATTATGTAATAAGAATATAAAACCTTTTTCTTCTTCTTGTCCATGAGCATATCTTAATGGGGAACCTGTATAATAAATATACCTATTAAAACATCCTGGAATATGTACATGTCCACATATAATAGGTCCTAAACAGTTATTAAAATCATTTATACTGAATGTCGGAGCTTTATATGAGTTGATACCTTCACTTCCATCTTGATGAACTGCTCCTTTAATCATACCATGCATGAATACTCCGTCATATAATCCACTATGTTTTAAAAAATGATTATAATAATCTTCTCCCATATTATACATCTCTGGTATACAGAGTATCTTAGCACCTTTAATATATTCAAATTGTACTTTGGTAACTATTCTCATATCTATATCTGGATCTTTTAAATAATGATAAAATAAAGATAATTGACCTGCATCATGAGAATCTGTACCATCTATTATAACCATTGTAGGATTATTACTTTTCTTTTTACATATATTTACACATCTAGCCACATACATTGCAGCGTATGAAGTTATAGGCGAATTAGTCATTCCTTTTCGATTGAATAAATCTCCATTTATAGATAATACATCGAATTCTATTTCTTCTAATTTATTAAGAAATTGTTCTTCTAGTATATCATATTGTATTTTTGGATCTAATGCACCAAAATGAACATCAGCGGTATGTATTTCACGTAAAATAGGTCTAGTATTTATATTATATCTATTCATATCATATATCTCTTCTTCTAAAGAAACTCTTCTCATAAACTCTTTCAATATAATCACCTCATTCGTAAGTTAAGGATAAAATAAGAAGGTACAATTAAGTACCTTCTATATTATAATAATGAAATTTAGGAGCATAATTATTTAATCATCAAGATAAATTACCAGTATCTATAATTTCTCCATCTTCATAATAGTCATTAAAATGGATAGGAATTTCGTCTCCTGTATTAATATAAGATTTCATCCAATAATCTTTTACAATTCTCATCATTCTATATTTTAAATCAATGTCGTTAGATACATAATTCGTAGATATATTAGATGTTGAATATAACGATTTAATATCATCTTCTGTTAATTTATTAATTATAGAAGATAATAAATTAGAATTATCTTTAAAGTATGAATACAAAATTTCATCTTCCTCGATAAATTGTATTATAGATACTTTGTTAACAATTTGTCCTGATGTAGTTTTTATATTGAATCTATTAGAGTCAATATTATTTATTTCTGTTAGAATTGTCTTTCTTCCGTCTATAAATATCATGTATAATTCATTATCAAATGGATATTTCAATTTACTAGAATCTAATAATATGTTACCAGAGTTATTTATTGCGTCTATATTCTCATATACTTTTGATAATATATTTCCGACATATATAACTTCTATTTTATCATTAGGTAATATCTCTTGATCTAGATATACTCCTATATTATAGAAAGGATCTTCTGAATTATATATGGTCACATCATATGAAGATATATCTATATACTTACCATTTATGAATATCATATAACATCTTTTTTCACTACACATTTTAAATTCATCAGGTAATATTATTTCTGTTATAGATGTAGATTTATTGTTATATATACAATGATATCTAAATTGGTGCTTAGATCCAATGTATAATGTTTTATCATAATAATATGAATCTTTTAATTTTAAGTCTACTTTATCTTCAGATACTCTAATAGCTTCAAACTCTACATTATAAATAATATTATCATTCCTTTCATGATTATATAAATGTGTATGAGGTGTGGGTGATGCTAATATCATATCATCTATATTTATAGACGGACTTAATGTAATAATATCATCTTCACCAGACCATAATTTAATTCCTGTTATACCATTATCAACATTAGATACACATAATATTTCAAAGATATCAGTATATTTCACGTTATCTAATCTAAATAAGTATTCATTATTTTTATAGATAGAAGATTTATAATGCTCATATAAAAATCCATTTTTAAATATTATAAAATAGCAATCTATGATATTATTTCGTCTTCTAGATAAATGTACAAAACCATCTGTTTGCATACATCCTATTAATTCTTTACCAGTATATGATTGTGTAGATATATTAGATTTAGTTTTATATATCTGATTCATTAACTGAGGATTGTAATCCATTATATATCTTAGACTATTACTCATATTAGTTTCTATATCTTTAGAATTGGTCATCTCAAAATCTAATCTTTCGGATATAGAATTAAAAAAATCTATATTCTGATTAGCTAATAATCTATTAGTCGCAATATTTTTATTTATAATAGTATTTTCATTATCTTTTGGGGTATTACCAATTTTATAAGCAAATGCTAATATACTAACAAATATTGACTTTGGGGTGGACACATTAAATGTATTTAATATATGTGCAGTTACACTTGAAGAATCATATATTAAACCATCGTTAAATACAAACAAGTTATCTATTTCATACTTATAATCTAATGGTAGATTAAATTTATTATCAGAGTAAACAGTATTCTTATATATATCTATATCTGGAATATTATTTAAAGAAATTGTTGTATACATCTTACCAGATGATGGTGATGATACGAATAAATCTGTATTAGAATCAAAAAAGAATATACAATTAGATTTAGGTGAAGTTACATTTTCTGTATAAATAGTATTTATTTCAGGTATTACTATTATATCTAGTGTATAAATTTCTCCTACATCTTTCATATTCTTAATTATCAAATATGAATAAAAATCATCTTTTACTAATGTAATATCTGACCATTTTATAAACTTACCATTTATGAATAATAATATTGGATATATATCTTTTTGTAACACAGCATCTTGAAAAGATAAGATATAAGTATTTGATGTGGAATTTGGTATATTAGTATATGGTAAATCTTGTGAGACTAATATTTTAGAGAATTCAACGGCAGGGTTATAAATCTTCCCGTCTAATCTATAAGAATATTTTTCTATAGGATTTAGATCTACTCTATAAGGTATTTTAGAGTTTGCTAAATTCTTTATATTACTTTCTGTATAGAATTTAAGTTCATTAATTCTATCTATTATAATATCTTTCATTATTTAATAGCACTTTCTATAATATTTAATACACCTTTAGAGAAGTTTACCATATGAGTTCCACATTGCTTTTCAATTGCTGGTTGATTATTTAAGAATTGCCCATTATATGCGTTTGTAATCATATTGGCAAATGCAGGAAATAATTCTAATGCAAATTGTGTCCCTTGTCCATATAAATATATCCATTTATTCACTATTACATCTAGGGTAATTTTATCATTTACACATAGGTCAGATATTCCATGTATAAATGTTTTTATATTAGTATAATTTTCATTCTCAAACTTTATATTTAAAATTTCAATTTCTCTATCACTTAATCCAGATATATCTTTACATATTTTATAATGGCTGTCTGATAAATCTTTATTCAATACTGTTTTCAAATAATATACAGAAGATATATACATTATTTGATCTCTCATATTACCATTAACTGATACTTTAACTAGATAATCAATTACATAAGTAAATAACTTACTAAAACACCAAGCTCCTTCTGATATCATATTTCTATCCATTATTATTCTCTTAGGATCAGCATAATAGATATACTGAGTAGCTCCATTTACTAAATAAGCTAATAATATATCTATAGACCTAGGATTACATTTATATACTCCATTATCGTTTGTAATAAGAGTAGTTACGTCTATAAACACTTTTTTCTTTTTAGTTTCTCCTGGTCTAATATCAGTCGCAGTAATAACCTTAAATGTTCTAGGTAAAGGTAAATTATTTTCAGATATCATTAATACTATATTATCAGACTTTAATATATTTAATATAGCAGCACTTGTTTGTCTTCTCTTAACATCGTATTCTATATCTTTAAAAGAGTCTTCTGTTTTATCAATTTCATGTGACGTTCTTATAAATTTCATTAATTGTTCATTATAAGTTTTATCTACTAATGAATATAAATAAGTGTCTGAATATGATTTAGTTAACTGATTGACTGTAGTCGTATCTGATTCTTGTAAATAAGCTATCCTTCTTTTTGTAATCATTTTTAAAGCTTCTTTTACAATATCAGGTCTATCATTTGGATCTATAATTTCTTGAGTATCTTCTTTTATAATTTCGGTGTCTGCTTCATTGTATGGAATAATTAATGACATATCAACCATTTCATTCATATTATCTCTTCCTTTCTTTTCTATATAAGATTGAGTCTGTTTTGTCATACTTGTTTGTTTTTGAGATAATATATCTATTTCTTTAGATATAGAAGCACAACTCTTTATAACAGCAACTTTTAATTGGTTAAAGTTATTTACATTTACTTCTTTTACTTGAGCAGATTCTAACGAAATAAATGATACTTTATTATTATGGAATTCTGCATCTGGATTACTTACTCCTGTAAAGAATTGTCTTATCTTATTAAACAAAGCTCTAACAAAAGCTATAGCATTTTTAAATAAATAAATTAATGCTTGTAATATTTTCTTAACAAGTGTTTTTAATCCTTGCCATAAATCTCCTATTATACCTTCTTCTAAATACTCTTGATTTTCCATTAAATAGAAATATGATTCTTCTAATAGTTGTTGATTATTATAATCTATTTCATTAGCTTCACAAAAATCTATTAATTTTAATTCAGTAGAAGTTATATCCCAATCTAAAGATTCTGTTACAATTTCATTATTTTCATTGTTATCTACAGAACTTTCGGCAAATAATGTATTTTCTGCATTATGAATAATTACACCTTTATGTTTTAAAACGTCATTAGATAATTTATAATGACCTGGATTACATGACATTAAAAATATCTTTTTAAATCCTTCTTTTATTAATTGTTCACATAATTCATTTATATCAGTATAAGGTCCACCATGCTCAGTCTTGATATTTTGTATGCCCCATTTTCTATTTTTTTCTTCCTCAGAATTAATTTCCTTTTCTTTATCCTGTATTGATTCCATATCTTTAACCCGTTCAGTTCTTTTATCTTCTAATTCTTTTATATTTTTATTATAATCTAATATATCTTTAGCTGCATCTTTAAATTTAGGAATATCTGATTCTTTTATATGATACCAATTCAGTATAAATTTTTTACCATGATCATCTTCATGATCATAATTTATTATTCTTTCTAATACAGAATCTCCACTTGATAATAATCTTTTAAATGTATCATTATCATATTGTTTTTCTAATTGTTTTTTCATCATTTTGATTTGTTTATCGACATTACTATATTCTTTATTTAGATTTTTAACATGATCTTGGTGTTGAACAACTTTATCTGTCCATTCTGAACTATGATCTGACCCATGTCCTAATACGACACAATCATATCTCATTAATAAATGTATTAAACGATCGATTTTACCATATCTTTCTACATCTCTTAAATCTTCATTAGTTATAAAAGCAACACCAAATCCTAATGATCTAAGATCTACCATATCTGGTCTAGGTTTAAATTTCTTTTCATTTTTTATAATTAGCTCTTTTATCATCTTTATATTGGAACCTGATATTTTTGAATCAGAATGAGATAATCCTTTAGTTAAAGATTCCGCTTCCTCCGAAGATATTCCAAGAATTTGATAATTTGTTCTAAGCATTTTCTGAAGTAGTGTTATAATCTTATTATTATAATTTATTCTTAATTGTAATAATTTTTTTATCTGTTTAGGATCTTCTGAAATTTCAAAGAAAGATTCTAATAAAAATCTTTTTACTTTTTCTTCTGGGAGATTACCTTTCTCGTTATCAGTTAATTCTGAGAATATATTTATAATAGCACCCTCAGGACCAATACGATCTTCATTACTATTACCTTTAATTATTTTATCAAATTCAAAATTAATATAATTTTTATATTCTTCTACTATATTTTCAGATTTTTTAATTAATTCTATTTTTTCTTTTTCAAATCTTTCAGGAAATACATTATCATTTGCAGATAATACCCCTTTTGATTGTAGTGAATATTTTTCATCTTCATCGGTACTATTAACAGTCAAATCTATATCTTTTTCAGACATACCTTGATTTTTCATAGATGTTATAACATCATCCTTCAGATAATCTGGCATTACACCTAAATTTATATCTCTCCCATGTACATTTTTAGATTCTTTTATTATTTGTTGTAAAAATTGACCCATTAATCATACCTCCTTAAAAAAGAAATAGAGAATGGTTTACCATTCTCTAACTCTTATAGTATCTCCACCTACTCCTGATTGCAAAGCAATCGCAAATGGATTTTTTATTATATCACACACCATGAAATATAAATGCGATACATCTCCAATAGATTGTTTTGAATTGAATACTATAACAACTCTTTTATTATTCAGAATAGTAAAACTATAGTTATATCCTAAATTATAAGTATTAGAAAATATATCAACTTGATCAAATGGATTTGCATTCTTAGATATCAATAGTTTGATACAATCTTTTCCTGACCCAGAGACAGTTGTAGGTATTTGACTATTATAATCTGATAAAGATAAGAAATATCCAGCTTCCAATTTTAATTGTTTATATATTAAATAAGATTGAATATTAGAAGAGGTGATATCTTTATGTAATAATAATCCACTTATTAATCCTCCTTGTATATTTACTTTTACATTCATATAAAAATATTTAGAGGATTGTGAATTGGTCCAACTCATATAAACAGAAGTATCATCTATAGCTACCATAGATAGATTGCTTAATAAATCTGTAGCGTCTGTATAGAAATTCTCTTGTAAATCACAAAAAGACATATCAGCATCGTTTACTATTATAATAAAACAAATTATAGTTCTACCTGATAATATACTACACATAATTTGATTATTACTTATTTTACAAATCTTATTAAATGTATAATTAGGATAAGTTCTATTAGACATAACTGATAATATATTAGTAGAAAAATTAAAATAAGTACATTTGGTATCAGTACCAACTCTCCATAATAATATTACTTTATTAGATCCAATATCAATAGTATATAATTGTAATATAGAACTTGTTTCCGATTTAATATATTGAGAACCAGATATAATATTTATTTGAGAATCATTTATCTGTAAATGTTTCACATTCAATATATTATCTGTAGTGGAATAAGATACTATATAATTAGATCCTATCTTTGTTAATGTAAATAAAGAACAATTAGATGCTAATTCTGTATAACTTGTATTATCTATGTCAATATAAATATTTTTAAGATTAACGACTTTAGCTCTTAATGAATTATCATATTTCCAAAGAACAAGAGTCGAATCTTTATCTATTTCAACTATTTCAACCTGTCCATTAGAATAGAAGATAGGTTGTTCTGTCTCATGTAAAGACATCATTTTTAGATGTGGTCTTTTAGAACAGATTGTACCATCTTCCAATTTATCCATCAATTGACCTTTAGTTATATTTTCACCTGCCGATATTTGATACTTACTAAGGGTAGTACCAAGGATATTAACACCTCCCTTACCCTGTAACATAAAAGAATCTTTTGTTCCATTATATCTAAATTCATATATACCTTCAGGTGATAAATCGCCTTCTAATAATGATAATCCATCTGGAGTTACCATAGATTTTTGAGATAAAGAATTAATTCTTAAATAAGGATCAGAAATATTACCTTCACCCGATTTTATCTTTAAAATAACTTTCATACCATCAACATATTCAAGTAATGTAGAATCATCTACATCTAATGTATATAATTCTCCGACTCCTGTTATATTAGTTTTATTAGGAGTACCATATATACCACATCTTACATAATCATTATTATTTACTTTCTTGGCTACAACTAAAACTAATTTATCAAAATCAATTTGTAATACTCTTGCGTTTATTAATTTTGCAGTATTAGCACCATAATTAGCATCACCATTTATCGCTGTTGCCAATTCATTTAGTTGATTTAATAATTCGGGTGCTCCTCCAATAAGATTAGTAAACATAGAATCTATTTGAGATTTACTATAACCATTATCGGTAGTTAATATCTTTAATAAAGTATTCTTACTAATAAACATTCTTTGATCTGATTCGGTTATCATTTCTGCTGGATGAGTGTTTGGATGAGTATAATGAGTAGCATATTCTTCTATATTCTTTAATTTCTCTTTTTCGTTCGGAGTGAAGAATATTTTTTCTCCAGTTTCAGTTATATAATCAGCCGAAAATTCTAAATATGGAGATAGTTTTTCTGTTGTAATAGATCCATCTATAATATTTTGACTTCCTAATGCAACTAATGAATTTAGATCATAAGATGTCTTGTAATAAAATATTAGGGTAAGCATTTCATCTTTCATAAATGAAACTTCTTCATCTTTTAATACTAAATAACTACCATTTATTATATATCGCTTTGATTGATATTCAAAATCATTTTTTACCACACATAACATATCTCCATTAGCAAAGTCAAAATTCTCTTTTGGAAATGGTATATAGATTGTTCTTGTATTATCAATCTTTACTGTAACATATACAAATTTAACTCTAACAACAGTTAATAATTTAGTCGGATCTAAGGATTCATCTAAAGTTAATCCTGTTTCTGTTAATATTTGATTTTGTGTAGATACAATTGCTGCTAATCTATTATCTATAGATTTAATAACACACACTTTATATGAGTCTAAAGAACTAATGATAGTATTAACTTGAGTTGTATTTAATATATTTATGAAATGATCTACATTTATACCATATATTTTTGTAGTAGATAAATCTACATATAATTTATTAATGAGTATACTATCATATGCATCCATTATTGAATTATAATTTGTAAAGAAAATACATGAATTAGTAATTTCTATCCTAGAGAAATCTGAATCATCATAATATACTTTTCTATATATATCAGTTGATATAATTATTTGACCTGCTATAATAGGTTGAGTTGAGATTTCTTTCTCTTTCATTTTTTTGATATCTAAATTAATCATAATAATACTCCTTTCCTACTCTAAAATTATTAATATGTTCAATTGGTAAAATATCAGCTCCTTTTGAGAGCTGATATAGGTTTATTTATCAACTACTACTGTATAGTATTCTGTTGCGTTATTAATATCACTATTATTAAATTGATATACTTCAGATGAAGCTAGCCATGTAGTACCATGATCATATGTAACAAATTTATATATATGATTTACATTTTCTTTTAACTTTGAATTTGCAATTGATTTCCATAAACAATTATCTGAAAATGTGATAATAGGTACAGTATTATTTGTTTTAATATTCCATTGTATTTGACTAAACTCATCTTGTGTTTTGGGTAATATAACTCTAAAATCTCTTTGAGGAAAGATAGTTTTTTGTCTCAATGATGCTTGTAAATATACTTTTCCTGCAACAATATTTTGTGTAGTACAAGAATATATATTACCATCTGTGGGATTTTCAGAAGAGTTATCTCCACTATTATTAATATTAGTACTATTACCAACCCATATAATAGTATTACCTATTTTTACAGGACTAGTATTGTCAGCGGCTGTATCAAATCCATAAATCTGTACAGATTTATTTTTTATAGATAAAGATTTATTATCTATAGTATTCTCTTTCTCTATATATTTGATATTCATACCTAAATCAATCATTTGTACTGAATTGTTTGTCTTATTGTATAGTAGGTTTACAAAATCTTGTAGATTTACTGTACCATAATTCTCTATATTTACAGTAGAATTTTTAGCGTCAGCATTGTTTATTAAATCTATGATTTGTTCAGTTATATCTATAAAATTTATATCTTTATCCGTTATATATAATCTGTTTATTTTTCCATCTCCATCGTAATTAACCAGTAATTCATTAGGACCAGCTTTATGTTTATATTTATAATCTAATGGGGTAGATGGTATTCTTTGCAATCCTCCTGTCATAAAATAACCTCCTTTAATTTATAATTATCTAAATGTTCAATATTGTAAATACTTAGCAATAGTACAACTTTATAGTAAATTATTTAAGGAGGAATTAAAATGAACCTATATACAGAGAATATATTAAAGAGAACGTTAGAGTTAATTGAAGATGAAAAAAGTAAATATTTTGGTAATAAATTACCAGCAGCTCTAACTCAACAACCAGTCTATAAATTAGCTTTGGAAAAGAATGAAGAATTACAAATAGCTACATTATTAAGCTCATTAGAATCAGAAGGTTTAATAATAGCTTATACTGAAGATACTATTAAATATTATCTTGAAATTAATTGTACTAAATACTTTTTTGATAGAGAAAATAAAGATGTAGATTATAGTGAGTATCATTGTCCTGATTATAGAAGACATTTTGATAATTATGATGAAAAAGATAAATGCGACATTAGACCAACAGGTATTAATCCTGATAAGATAACTGAAAAAGATATTATAGATATACAGACAAATGAATTAATAGTTCAGATTAAGAAATCTGTATTATATAAAAAAGGGATAGAAATTGAAGTTAAAGAATTATCATATAGTTGCGGATCAAATGGTAGTTACGATTATAATAAAATATTCAATTATATTTCTACTATAGGATATAATATAGAAATAACTATTTCAGATGCTGGTGAAGCTAGAGTAACTTTTATAAAGTTTAATTTTATGAGTAAATAAGGAGATATAATATATGAGTATAGATAAAAATACATATAATACAATATTAGGACTAACAGAATATTTTTATAAAGAGTATAAAACTGAAGATAATCCAGAAGATTTCGATGTTATGACATTAAATTTTATTATATTCTCATTATATAATTATGGGGATGACAATACAATATTTAAAGAGATATTTGTAGATAATGAGAAATGGCTTGTAAAATCAAATGTTGTGCCTGCACCCATACCATCTCATTACAATAGTACTATTCCTATAGGAATTACAGAACAAGCTATTATAACAAATCAAAATATTACATTTATTTTAGAATTTTGTTCTGGTCCTAGATGTAGTTATAAAGTGAAATATTTAAACGAAAATAATAAAGAAATATTTGAAAAAATATGTAAAACTATTATTAAATTATATGAGGAGAAATATATTAATGATAAATAAATTATTAGATAATTTAAATAAAGATGTAATAGATTCAGATCATTACACTTATAATGGAATTAATGTACCTAGGGTTACACACATATTATCTCTTATACATGAAGAGTATCTTATGAAGTGGGCTAATAATATAGGATTATATCAAAGAAGAAAATATACAGATGAAAGAGATAAAGCTGCTTATCTAGGAACACAAACTCATAATGGTATAGAGAAGTATGTAGAAACTGGTGATTATAATATAGGTGATATAAAAGATTTTGATGATACTAATATAAAGAAAATAGATAATGGTATTAAATCCTTTGAAATGTGGTATAATGATATGACTTCTCATAATAAAATAGAAATAATATCTATGGAAGAAAGATTAACCTGTGCTTATTGTGGTGGTACATTAGATATGCTCTGTAAAATAAATGATGTGGTTTATTTAGTAGACTTTAAAACAAGTAATCAAATAGGTTATAAATACTTCATGCAACTGGCTGCTTATAGATATATGCTTAAATTTGTAAAAGGTATAGAATTAGGAGGATGTATAATACTCCAAGTAAGTAAAAAGAAAGTGGAATATACAGAATATACTTTAGATTTATTACATGATAAATTTCATTTAGATTTTATTAATCAATGTGAAACTACTTTCTTTTCTACAGTACATACTTATTATAATAGAATCATAACTGAAAATATGTATAAAGAGTATTTATTAAGGAGGAATTGATATTAATATTGTAAATATGAATTCAAAATATAAAATTATAGGAATATATAAAATATTCTGTATTAAATTATTAGGTAAGAAAATACATATAAAAGTTTTAAAAAATATTTTAAATAAAATACAATATAGAATGTATGATTATCAATTCTATATTTCAAATGAAATGAGAATGCGAGATTCACCAATTCATATGCCTAGTATTTGTACATTTGAAAGATTTAAATTTCTAGGAGATTATAAACCAATAAATGGTAAATTAAAAATAAATGGATTGGAGGTAAAAAATAATGGAGAACGATAAAGAGATTTCAAAAGAAACATCATCTGATATTATATATGATTTTTCAAATTGCGGGGATAATAATAATAAAAAGGCAGTAGAAGATATTATAAAAATTATAAAAGAGGAGTGTCCTAAAATGAAATATGAGTTTCCAATTCCAAACAATAAAGTTACAGTTGAATCTTTTGAAATTAATATAGATAATAAAGATACTAAGGAAATTTCAATAGAATTTAATGGATTACCAGTGACTGGTGAGGTTATAAATTTAAAAGCTAAAGAAATATTATCACATTTAAATAGTATCAATAAAAGATATCAAGAATTAGAATTGGATTTAGCATGGAAACCTGTTATAGATAGAAATTATAGATTATTATCTAAAGAAGAGTTAGAAAAAAGTTTAGACAATCCAAGGATTAAAGAATTATTACAAACAAACATGTTTAAAATAGAATTTCCTTATGATAATTCATATAATATTGAAAAAACAATGACTATAGATATGAGTAAAGAGATTGGATATATTAAGTCTATAGATTTAGAAAAAAGAAAAGTTACTGTTATGATAAAGAATGAAATGTATTCAGTAATATCATATTTTGAACCTGTGGTATACTTTAATTATTTAGGACAATCTGAATATATTCAAAATGAGGATGTTTGTTATAATAGATTATACGATATGACTATAGGAAAGGTTGGATTAATGAGGAGAGATTTATCTAGTTATCATAACAAATAAATTGGACAAGCCTAAATAAAAAAATGAATGGAGAGAGATTAAATGAATATTAAAGGGTTATTAAATAAGAAAAGGGAAATTATCGAATTAAATAGAGAGGAATCTAGAAATACTATCAAGAAGAGATTAGAAATATTATCAAGAAAAATAGAAGAAGATAAAGATCTGCAAACTGAAATATTATTGTTAAATGTTTTGGCAAATGATTACATATTTATAATTACAGATCAATTCTTATTATGTAGATACATAGATACATTTAATGGTTGTACATTCTCTGGACATTCTATTAAAGATGAAAACGGTTATAAAGAGATGAAATATAATGTTAAATTCGATGGTATAATTATAGACAAACATCCACTTGCTCTAACAGTATTTACTGATTATATAAAAGATCCTTACTTCTGTATAAATTATGATGAGAAAACTGATGAATATTCTTCTAGTACAATATATAAGGATCTAATAAATCTTTAATGCAATATAATTTAGAAGAATTTAATACTATAATAAAATATGTAAAGGATATGAATATACAATCTGAAAAAGGTATTGTATATTCAGAACCTTCTACTTTGATATTATTTGACCAATATAATATTCTAGAGATTTGTCATAATGACACTTATTTCAAAATTAATTTTACAGATGTACATAATAATCATATACTCAAATATGTAGTTAATAGTAATTTTACTTATAAAAGTAAAAATAAAGAACTTAATAAATTAATAGATAAGAGGTTCAATCAAATAATTCAATTAAGGGAGGTATACAAAATATAATGAATATTTGGTTTGCTAAAACTACTCTAATATTTAATACAAGGAATTTAAAATTTAATTTTATCAAAAAACTTTATATAAGAATAATGTATATATTTAAATACAAATATAAGTATATAAATAATTTACAATTATCTTTCGAAAATCTATTTATATTATTAGAATATCATAATCATAATATTAATATAGGAGATATTCATATAAGAAGTAATCTAAAATTAAAAAACATAATATATATAGACGATAAAGAATATTCTATAAGACTAGATATAGATAAGATATCATGGATGATGAACCTAAGGATTAAAGATTTATCAACAAATAATATATATTATTTGGAACACTCTTTAAATGAAAATATAGAGAATCTGGTATTCCAAGATCAAAAAATATATTCATTACTTAATCATATATTTAAAAAAGTATTTAGTGATTTTATTAAAGAATAATAAATGAGGGTTTATAACCCTCATTATTTTATGGATTTTGAACATATTAGTAAAAATTAACTTTGAAAGGAGAATATATTTATGGGAAAATTACAAATAGAAGATTGTAGTGATTCACTTCAAAAAATCATAAAAAGCACTCAAGGTGGCATTGGTTTTCTTAAGAAGAGTAAAACTATAACAACAGAAGTGAGTAAGGTTGTAATCGATATTCCATTGTATAATAAAAATATAGACCTTCTAATGGTTCATGTAAATGGGTCTTATATTGAGTATATAAACGATTATACAATAAGTACAGATAGTGGATATATAGAATCATTAACAGGAAAAACATGGAAAGGTACAGGTGCAATTCCTCTTATATTTGATTTTGTAGTGTTTAAAGCTATACTTTTAGATAATGTTAGGATAGATGGTAAATTGATATATGACGGCACTATTCCATTCTCAGCAATGGATTCCAGATTTATGTCTCTATTTATTAATGAACTGGAAAAAAATTATACAATAGATGGTAAAGTAATTAAAGCTGGTTCTATAAATTATTCATCTATGAGTAATACATTTATTCAATCACTACAAACAGTTATAAACAAAGCCAGTTTATCTGTAGAAGGTATAGTACAACTATCAAGTAGTGTATCATCAACAAATGAAACTATGGCTTCTACTCCTAAAGCTGTTAAGACAGCCTACGAAAAAGCTATACTGGGAGATCTATTTGGTGTATGTAATGCAACCAGTACAAATATTAATTATAATGTCACAATTGATATACCAGGAGTACAGACTTATTATGATGGTATGGAGATAAAAATAGTTTTAAATGTTGAATGTGGAGAATTACCTACTGTTAATGTAAATGGATGGGGTAATGTTAGAATCAAACAAGGGGAAGATGATATAGTTGCAGGAGATTTAAAACCTTATATTCCGATAACTTTATTAAAGTATGGTAGCTATTTTTTTTACAAGGCTAGTAATCGTTTAGGTAATAGTGATGTAGTCACTGACCCTAATCCAAAAAATCCCACTTGGATTACTAGCATAGCGTGTAGTGGTGTACCTCAGATTGTTCGAATTAAAAATTATGCTCAAGTATATGTAGTACATGATGAAAATTTATATTTATTAGATTGTAAAAAGAAAAAGGAAACTTTTTTAGGATCTGGTTATAGAAATAAAGCTAGACCAATAACGATAGACAATACACTAAAAGAATGGAATGGATATTGGATTTATGGTACTAAGTTATTCAATAAAACAAATAATGTATTTGTAAGAGATTTTTACGATGGAGTGGGACATGCTACAACTGAACTATATACATATGGGTATGATTCAAAAGGACATTCAAAACAGCGAACATCTGATTTTTATAATGATAATTATCTAATATTAGATGCTGTTAATAATAAATTATATCTAATAAAAGCTTTGGCTAACCTAAACAATTTTTATAGTAATTTATATTCATATTCATCTACAGGAAAAGGTTGCGAAATTGCTATACCATATAGATTTGAGATATATTCAGTAAATAGTGATTTATCTTTAACATATAAATCTACAATACCTGAAAGTGATACAACGTGGGGCAATAGTAATGTGGGAATTGGACCAGAGATTATTTCTATAAAAGATGATATTATATATATGAAATGTACCACAAGAGCAGATGAAACTCCAACGCTTCATTATGATGATACTGGTCTAGATATTTCATTAACAACAACAGTTTTACCTACTATAAGTAGATTTACTAAATATTCATTATCATCTGGAAACGAAATATTAGCATTATATGGTGCACCAACAGCTCCACATATCGCTGGTAGATATACTGAATATACTAGTACAGATAGTACTGATTCTTTTAATGTTTCTGTTATTAATTCCCCTTATGGAGATAGATTTATTAATATAATGTATGACTATAGATATAATCACGATGCTAAATCTTCTAGTGATAACAAACAAATTGAAAAATTTGAATATAAAATATATGATATGTTATTAGATAAAGAAATTTATTCATATCAATATAAAGCAAGTGATTCTGGTTCTAATATACATTTACCATATCCATCTAATGATTATATTGTTGCTAATTCAACCAATTTATGTAATAATCCTTTAGAATTTATAAGCTATATGGGCATACATGGTTATAAAAAAGATACTTCTGTATATTATAATGAAATTAATACTATATATAACTACAGTGTTATAACAAGTGCATATGCCATAGGTATAAATTCCAGTAATACTGATAAATATTTTAATATTTTTAATAATAAAGTATTATCAAAAGATGAATATTATTCTTTGATGTATAATACTGGTCATACAACAATATCTATACAAATTGATATATGGATAGCAACCAATAGTGAACGTACTATATTAGTATACGATTCGGTAACAGGTAGTTTTAAAAGCGAGATACATCGATTTATAGGCGAAATTGATAATGGTGTGATCAGTTATATCGATACTTATAATTATATATCCAATACATCTTATATAATTGATCAAGATTATACACATTATGGTCTTTACCCATACTATGATATTTGGAAAATATAAAAGGAGGTTAATATATGGAAATTACATTGATAAAATCATTATATCTTAATTTTAATTCAATTAAATTAAAACAAAATCAATTAATATATGCAACTGACACTAAAAATGTTGTATATGATATTGATAATAAACTTAGATTTAGTTTATCTTGTACTAGACAATATATAACAGATTCTGATAGATTAAATTCTACACCACAAGAGAATATAATATATATTGTAGTAAATGATAATCAGATGTATAGATATTATAATGATTTAGGTTGGTTAAATATAATAGATTTTGAAACTGTACAAGATTTAATTATATCAGCAGAAGAGTTAATCCCTATGGTAATAGAAAACAATGGAATCAAATATGCACCTAAAACATTAGCTCAATATATATATATGAATGATGGTTCTACTTTACAATCTAATATAGAGTCTCTAATGAAAAAAGGTTCTAAAGTTATATTGAGATGTGACACTAAGCATGTACAATTGAAGTATGATAAACAAAAACTAATAGATATTCCATATCCTATACCAAACTACGATATATATACTTTTCCGATATTAGTCATATTAAGAAAAGAGAAATTAGACATAGATGTATATGCTCTAGGAAAAGATCAATTAATACTTAGTGATTCTATTATTGATGCTAATAAAAAAGATGATGTGGTTACTTTTATATTTGTATATGCAGAAACTTTATCAGATAGCTCTTTAGATTGTGAATCTATAAATGGAGTTAGGATATTTAAAGGAGCTAATGATCTTGCTTTAGATTTAAGACAAGATAAAGATTTGATGATAAATACAACATATGGAGAAATAAAAGAATGGTGTTTTAATACTCAGGAATGGAAAGTGTTATTCTCTAATAGAAAGAGATTAGTAAAAAGGATAGAAAATATAGAGACTTTTACAAAACCAACAAATTATGTTAATATTAATATACCAGGATTTGATAGTGAGAAGGATTCTTTAAAAGTAACTAAGAATGGTATAGAACTAGATGAGAGTGTAGATTACTTTATATCTGGAGATAATACTTTTATTAAACCACCCACAGGAAATACATGGGATGTGACTGATAAGACTACTTTTAAATTTGTCGTTTATAAGAATTTACCATTGACTACCTATGATGAATATGATAATGATAATTTTAATGAGAATGAAATCGTCAATTTAAAATCAGAATTAGGTGGTTTAAGGAGTGAAGTATTGGCTTTAAAAGATATAATATCGAAATTTAATATATAATAAATATTATATAGATATGGTAAATATAACCATATCTATATTTTATGCTAGATTAATACAAAACATTTAGTTAAGGAGGATTCTATATTTTAAGATTATTGAAAGGGGGATTTATTATGTCATTAAAAGATAAAATAAAAGTAAAACAAATATCCATTTTATTATTTACAACAATATTAATATCTTTTCTGTCTTTATACTCTACAGCCATTTCATATAGTAATATTCAGAATATTAAAGAGACAAAATTTGAAACTGAATGGAATTATGTAGTAACTGTACTAAAAGAGAACCAAAATAAAGCAGATATACAAACTAGTTATATAAAAGATAATATAATAAAAGATACTACTTCATATTATGGATCTAATAAAGATTTATTAAAGTATGATATGGAAAATATGTCTTTAGACAGTAGTTTACTAAATATTTTTGATAAAAATATGAAAGGTAAATTTATTAATAAAGATAATGATAATAATGATTTTTTTGCTATATCGACATGGCAAAAGAATTTATTCATAAAACTTAAAGGCTTGATTTTTTATGATAAGTCTATAAATTGTATGTCTGATAGTGGTGATGAAAAAAGATCATTTGATACTGAATTAGAAAAACATTATAATTATGAATTAGGGTATGATGCATTTGAAAAATTATCGACACAATATAAAGGTGATGAACCTATATTCTTTGAATATCTACCTAGTGAAAATATAAATCATATAAAATTAAAAACTGCTTCATTAGATGGACTTAAATCAGTATTTAAAGCTGAAGGAAAAGATGGTCTAAAAACATATGAGATTTTAAATCCTAGACGTATAAATGATGATTCCGATTTATTAGGAAATCAAAAGGTTACTAATTTAGGAATTTACAATCAAGAAAATAGACAGATAGTCATTGTGCAAGGTTTTTCTTTGTATGATGCTATAATGATGAATGAGGTAAATTATTTATCAATAGAAAAAAGTTTTGAAATGCAAATAAATACTGAGACATTACACAGTATATTTAATATAACACTTACATTAGTTATATTTATTTGTGGTATAAAAATACAAAATTTAACTTCTGATTTAGAAGTGGAAGTAGATGATGAAAACTTGATTAAAAGATAATATAAATGGAGGTGCTATACCATATGAACAATATGAACTTCGATCTTATAGTATCTCAATCATTAAACATGATTTTGCAATTCTCTATAGCATTCGTTCCTATATTAATAGGCGTTTATGCAAAGGAATCATATGATCTATATAATAAGAAAAAAAGGAAAATGAAATTAGGTAGTATGATTCCTACTGCATTAACTTTATCTTGTGTATTAGTGGCAGGAGTGTCTTATGGTATAGAGAAATTTGGATTAACATTTTCATTTACAATATTATTTTTAATTGGGGCTTTCAGTACAAAAATATTGGAGATGATATTTAATGGACAGATATTAAAAATATTATTTAGATTTATCGGTAAATCTAAAGGAAATTTGCAAGAATCAATAGATGAGATATTAAAAGATAATACTAAAGATAAATAAGGTAAAATAAAGGATGGGTAAAACCATCCTTTATATTTTATAAAATTTTTTCTACTTCATCTAATACATATTTAGATTGAGATTTTATCTTTATAGGGAATCTTGGAATACCATAATTATATATCAAGTGAAGGTTTTTTACATAATCTGTCTTAGATAATTCTTCTTCAGCTTCTAATAATTCTTTAATATCATTTACTTTTTTAGCCACTATAGTATCTAAAATTTCTACCATGGATTCTTTATCTTCATTTAAAAATGATATCATTTCAGAATTCATTACATCTAATGTTTCATATATTGAAATTATTCTATCTACATTTGGTGCTCCTTCTATAATTTCTAATTTATCATCGAATAATATATTATTGAATATAATATTAGAATTTATATTAGTGAATAATAGGTATTTATTATCTAGAAATTCTATAAAATGCATAGCTTGACTATCTAATTCACTTTTGATATTGTTTCCGAAATTAGATACAGATAATCTAGATAATTGTATATAACCATTGATTATATCATAAGAATTAATTTTATAAACTAATCCGTGCATTATACACATTAAATTTTCAGTAGATATTAATGCTACTATGTCATTAATCTTTTGATTCATTAATAATGTAACATGATTTAATTGATATGTAGGTGGTTCTAATTCTTCATAAAATTGTTTAAATAATTCTATAGGCTGATTTTCTAAATCAATATGAAGTGTTGCTGACAAATCCCACCCATTTCCTTTATATTTTAAACAAGTTTCTACTCTCGGAATACAAATTTCTTCTCCATTTTTTATAGTTTTTAAATCATCAATTTCATCTTTAATAGAAACAAATAATATTTCATCATTACTTATTAATTCTACATACCTATTATTCAATAATATTCTCATAGAGTGTTCACCTAAAAATATGTCCATTCTTTTTTCATCCGTTTCAATATTAAATTCTTTAGGTAAAACTATTTTAAAATCTTTAGCTTTTACTATTTGTAATGCTTGTCCATTTACAGAAATATTTACAATAGATATATTTTCCTTAGGTCTTATCGATATAAAGGTTTTTTTTACTTCTCCATTCTCAACCACAAATTCGGTTTTTAATAATGATTCTGTTTTTACATCTATCCTTTTTGATATTAATCCTTTAATATATAATTGATATTTTTCTTCTTCCATTTATCATTACCTCCATTTATTGTATTTAAATATTAGTTTACTTTTGATTAAAAAATAATTATAGAAACTTTAGAATAATTAAAAATAAAAGGAGATGTTATAATTATGGACATTAATGTATTGATATTTATTTCTATTATTCTAGTTTGTGGTATTACAGCAGGAGGTTATATCTATAAAGTAAAAAAAGGTGGTTCTAAAACTACTCTAGAATTAATTATAGAATATTCACGTTTAATTACAATACTGGCTACAGAAACAGTTGAGATATTATCTATAAAAGATATATCTGATGATGCTTTTAAGATGAAATTGGCTGATATGGTAGGTGATAGATTTTACAATGAAATACAAGAAGATGATTATTTTAAAGATTCATTATTAGGTAGAATTACTAAAGAAGAAATAAAATGTACAATATTAAGATTATTTGAAATGGATTTGGATGATTTCAATATAAGCAATATAATCAAAGAAAAGAAAAAACAACTTATGGAAAAAGAATGCACTTTTGATGATACGGATGAAGAGATAAAAACTACTGATATAAGTAAAGAATTATAAAAACTCAGAAGGGAATTTCCCTTCTGAATTTCACCCCATTTTTATAAATATACAAGAAAGATTTATTAATAAAGGATTGATTTGATATTTTCAACTAAATTCTTACAGATCTTTTTATACATCTCTTCATCAATACCATATTTATACAACACTTCATCAGTATGAACCTTTGGTATGAAATTCAATTCTGACATTTTAAAGTTTGTAGCTATTCTATTTGTTCTTGATAATTCACCAAAATCATAAATATTTATTTTTTTGCCACCTAAATAAACCTCTTTATTAACTGTATTTTCAGATACTATTATTAATTCCATAATACAACATCTCCTTATATATTTATTTTCACTATGAAGTTAAATATATAATACTATTTTATTATTTATTGTTCTCAGATATAATGTTTTAGCTATCTGACAGCATGTCCATATTGATTTTATAGTCATTTATATATTTCCTATCTAAATACATGACTATATGTGTAATATGGCTTAAAAGTAAATTATTGGACTCTATAGTGAAGTTTTTCCAATTTATTGTATAATCTACTTCTTGACCATTATTATACAATTTCATCTCAATAAATACAGAAGGTGATATATAGCACTCATTATTATGATCTATGATATTCTTGATAATAGATATATCTCCTGTTTCTTCTAAGAATAATTCTTCAAAGTTGAAAGCTAAAGGTTTATTTAAATCATCTTCTTCTATATCAATTTCATAATATTTATTCCAACCTTTTTCATTTACATCTTTTATATCTGGGAATTGAATTGTGTTAACAGGTATTGTATATTCATGAACTGAATCGATATTAAAAATATGACTATTCTTAGAACAATAAGCATAAAATTTAGGAATCTCCATATCTAAAACACAATTCATTGTTATTATATAATTGGTTTTGGTTTGTTCTAATTGTTCTCCATCATCAGCATCCAATTGATCTCTACAATCTATATGGGTATATACCTGCTTCATTCTTAAAAAGAATTCATATTTAGCATTTATCTTTCTATATCTATATAATATAGGCATCTGTGAATGTTGATTTAAATAAGATATAAAACCTTGCATATTTTCTATCTTATTATCTATAACTTTATAACCTACATCTTTTGCTATTTGACACATCAAATCAAATGGTATATGAAAATCCATATCTTGATAATCTGTTTCTGTAGCTCCTATTCTACATTTCATATTCATTGTTTTTAATAAGTTTAGTTGATGTGATCTAGATGATACTCTCACTCTAAAGGTAAAATTTATTCTTAATTGTTCTGTATCCATATCTAAATAAATATTATTTATAGGATCTTTAAAAAAAGAATTTTCTACAACTTTTCTTCTTAGATATGTATTCACTCCGAATAAGTTATTATCTAATCCTTCTCTATTCCATTGTGTATCAACTCTAGGAGTTATTAGTAAAGACGGTTTTTGTATTTTAAAATTTTTATATTGTTCTGCTCTATCAAAAGCTGAATTATAATTAGATTCATCCACTGTCCAATATTTAAAATAAGATTCTTTTATTCTATTGAAGAACCATTTCTTTATTAATCCGACTCCAAGACTATATCCATTAACAACAGAAGGTATTGATAAAGAAGCATTTAAATTATAACTATGTAATTCTTTTAGTTTTTCTTTTTTTGATTCTTCTTTTATATCCTTTATAGTGACTACTTTAAATCTATTTTTATCTATCAAATATAACACTTCCTTTCTATTATTCTAATGTTTTTCATAAAAAATAAAAGGGATTAATATCCCTTTTAGTTTTATTCTTTAAATTCTTCTATACTATTTAATCTAATAAATTTTTGATCTGAAACAGACCTTGATAATAAGTAAACTAATTTTTCTTCTACTATTTGTTCTGATACTACTTTATTAGGATATAAAAATTCTCCAGACAATTTAATTAATTCACACCATGCTTTATCATATTTACCTGTTGTTAATAATGCTGAATCGAATAATTGACCATTTATATTGATAGATAGATGATTATACTCGATTTTCCTATTACCATAAAAGTAACATAAGTCTGTATTGAAATGTCTAATCACAAATTTATAATCAGAATCTATGTCTGTTTCTATTTTTTCATTTTCATACCAATCTAATTCTATACATTGAAACATTATTGTACATTGAATAACAGAATCAAAAAATGATAAAGAATCTATACTATTCATATATTTTTGTATATATCTTTTTCTTTCATTATAATATTTTTCTTTTATATATTTTTCTATTTCATCTTCTAATACATATCCATTTTTAATATCTTCTACTGTATATGTAAATGTTTTCATAATCAAATTTTCTATATCTATCATATCATATATCTCCTTTATATTATAGATTTTATGTAAAGTTGTTTAGAGTGTGTAATATCATATACCGATAATACACTATGTAAAAGTTTTTCCACTAATAAAGATACTATAACTACCTTTTGATTGTTATATTCGTCGAATAAATTGATTGACCCAACATCAGGATCTTCACTTGTAAATACCATTCTGTTTATCTCTCTATCTAATATGTAACAAGACTGCCATTTTCCAGTATCATAGTTATTATACATTTTTATGACTGTATATTTATCTTTAAACTTAATTACTTCCATATGATTATCATTTGTATACTCTGACTTTATTACAACAGAGTCTCTATAATAATCATTACCCTTAGCCATATTAATACAGAACTCTACCTTTAGAAGTTCCTCGTGATTTATGTTCATTTTATTATATATACTATTATAAATATTATGTATACTATTATTTTGTCTCTTTTTTAGAATATCCCAAAATTTACCCATATTTATCATCTCCTTATAATTCAGTTTCTATAATCGTCGTATTACCACTAGAATAAGTATTTATTTCCCTTTTATATTTTTTTCCATCTATTATACAATTTTCTATTTTAAATTCATAAGTATTTCCATTTTCACTAATAGTTTTACTATATCTAACTCCACCATTATCATCAAAATAAATAACCTGTTCATATCCATTATTATGTATTTCTTTTACTAATCTGTTTTTATGATCATATAGATATTTCTTTATAGTATCTTTAGATACATTATGTTCCATAATAATAAATCCTTCTGGATTATATTCTTTTTGTATATCAGTTCCATAATCAGTCTTTTCGTATGTTAATAAGTCTAATTCATTACGTTCTTCTACTCTTTTAAATTCCCATTCTTTACTCTTAATATTATATTCAAATCTATCATCATATCTCTTTATACAATTCTTATCTACTCTAGTTTTTGATTTGCTTATAGGCATACCATTTTTTCTATAAATATGTAATGTTTGTAACATGTTAAATTCTTCTGATTCAAAGAATTCATTAGTATATACATTATTAGTAGGATGTAAATGTACAGTCTTTATTAGTCTTTGTTTATCATCATAATACAAATACTTTTCAAGTGTTATTTTTCCACCTTCTTCATGTTTCTCATAAATAGATTTATCAAAACTATTCTTTTTAATATATAAATTTCCTTCCATTATAACACACTCCCTATTATATTAAATAATATTTAACTTTATTTTCATTAATTTCTTTTCTCAATAACCAATCACGAAATAAAGTCATTTCTCCTAATACTTCTGATATATCTTCCATTGGATAATCTTTATCAGGTTCACCAGTTCCTAAATAAGTAAACCATCTCTAGTAATCCCAATCATTGTTCTACAAGTATTAACACTATCTTCAGGATGTTTTACATATACACAATATCCATTAAAACAATCATCATGTTTATGTGCTTTATAATTTCTATCTACTTTACATTTTAGATTTAATTTTATTAATTCGTCTAAAGTTATATTCATATCCCATAATTTACTTTGTATATTATTCATTTATAAACCCCTATTATATTATTTAATTACTTTTAAATATATCTTTCTATTATCTTTAATAAATTCTGTCATATTTTTTAAAGTACTAGAATTAAACCATTTATCATTAAATCTGACATAATATAATTTATTCATTTTAACAATCCAAATTTTATCTTTATAACCTTGTAGATCGAGTTTAGATATAATATCATTTAATAATTCTTCTCTATTATATTCTTTTTGTTCATAATCTAAACCCAACCCAATAACCATTTTAGTCTCTATTGGATTTTCTGAATAATCATATACAAAAGCATTGTAATAAAATATTTTATCAGTAAGAGCAATATACATTCTATCTAATAATAAATTATAGTTAGATAAATCTATATACATAATCCATTGCATTACAAGATTATTATTTCTATCATATCTCTTTAATCTCTTAACTATTTCACAATGTTTAAGTAACCATGAATGTTCTTTAAAGAAATCATATACTTGTCTATCTGTTACAGAAGGTCGTAACATTATTTGAATTCTACCAGACTCATTTAGATTCTCACAAGAATATTGTGTTTTTAAGTCTGTATGATTATTTAATAGTAAAACTAACTCTACTATATTATTATCTATATCAACTAACTCTCCATTTATATTAACTCTTTTTGTTTTGTGATCCATATTTAATACCCCCTATTTTTATTCTTTGATTAAACCTTTTTCATCACATTCTGTATATGAGAATTTGATTACAGGTCTTATATTTTTATTTTTTCCATTTAGATCTATACAATAAATATAATTAGTATCATAATCTATAATAACATATCTGATTTTAAAATCAGTTTTAGGTTTAAATAAAATTGTCCCTTTTCTTACTGACATAGCATCCATATATAATTTCCTCCTATTATTTAATCTGTAATTTCTACTTGATAACCTAATAAAGCTAAATAAACTTTCTCGAATTGTGGAATGTCTTTACCACCTTTTTCAAACCAATAAAGATTAGCAATTCTTTTAATCTCTTCTTCTTTAGCAATTTTATAAACATTAAAAGCTTCTTCTGGAGTTGGATAAGAACCTAAGTATTTCTGAACACCATTTACACTTACTTTAGTAATGTAAGAATTGATTGAATTACCTTTATCAAATTGAACTCCTATAGGAAGCTCTCCTCTTTTACTATCACATCCTATTACAAGTGTATTTATATATTGAGGTACAAATATACATAAATTAGGATGATATATTTTGTTTCTCTTACAAAGAATATCTTTATCTAAGTCCATTCTTTCATTTGGGAATTCATAATAATTACAGTTATACCATTCTGCAAAATTTTGAAAAGATTGAAAATATGGATCTGGAATTGATGTTTCATATGTAGGTCTTTTTGTATTGTAGGAGAAATCGCATCTAGTTAACATGTGTTTCCATATATTATAAGCTCTAGGTTGATTTTGCGGATTATATATACCTTCTCCTAAATAACCAATACTTACAACAGATTTATCATAAGGATATTTTACAGCACCATCTCTAAAGTGTTCGTATTTACATTTTTCTTTTTGAAAATATTTGATATCATCGTTGGGTAATATGGATATCATTTTCACTCCAATATTATCACAATTTTTATATCTATTTATTTGCATATAAGTATTATTGGTACTGGTATTAGATTCTCCTATTCTTGGGTGAGTCTTTTCTATTTCTGGATCTCAAGTCATAAATTGTTTCATTTATTTATTACCTTCTTTCTTTAAAATTATAGAGAGGAATTATTCCTCTCTATTTACTACATTGCTTTTAATCTGTTTATTTGGTCTATTTGATCTTGGGTGTAGTTAGTTCTAGACATAGATATTAAACTATTTATATTTATAGTAGTATCTTTATTTGCTATCATATTCGATGCAAGTTTACCATCATTCTTTGAAATGAACATTGCGTTTCTTGCACTTAATATTCTTTCTGCTTGTACTCTGAATTCTTCATTGATAATCAATAAAACATTCAATACATCACCATCGAAGTCTGCCGCTAATAAGCCTAATATACCTAATGGGATTTGTAATGAGTAATCGAACGAAATATCTATTACTTTACTATAAAGTATACTTCCATATGCTATGGTCGTTACATTCATACTATTCGTTAAATAGTACAGTTCCTTTATAAACTTCCCTACTGTTAAGTAGGATACTAGACTATATAATTTACCTATATCAAAATATATAGGCAACTCCCTTGTTCGATTTAAGGAGGGATTATATCATTATTACTGAAAACCTCCACCTCAATAACTTAGGCTCTACTCTACTTGCTTCGTGTATATACTATTAATACATACCTTATTTTCAACTAAGAATATTGTCTTAGTATATAGCTTTCGATAGTCGTTGAAGAATAATTAAAAATTATAATCTTTAGAAATGTGTGTGTATCTATCTTTACTTCTTATTCTATTTAAAGTTCTATATAAACTTCCCTTCTTATTTTTATCTTGATTGTTTATATCAAATCCCATGTTTTTTAATATTTCCTTATTATTCATATTAGTTTCCATATACTTGCATATAGTATGTGCTTCATTATCAGAGAATAGTTGATCATTTCTACTGGATTCTGGAATATTATATAGACATGATATAGATTTCCATATTTTCTTATTTTTAATTGAAGATATAATATCTTTCATCTTTTCATCATAACCTATTCCAGCAAAATTACATACATCTTTATAGTTCATTCTCTCTTGTAAAGCTTGACATATTTTATGTACTGTATTGTTATCCAATTTAGCCCAATCATGTTCTTCTCCTTGTTTTCTTAACCCCATTCTATATGAATGTAAACCATTCTCACTATTATTACACCATTCTAGAACACATGTTTCATTAATTGTTTTTATACCAAGCATATGATTTACTTGATATGATTCAGGGTTTTCTATTGGATTGAAACACATCATTACTAATCTATGAATAAGAAAATCTTGGAATCCGTTTATACATGCTAATTTTATTTTTTCATATCCTCTACCCACATTAGTCAAATTCATATTACACATACTAAATTCACTATAAACCTTCCCGTAATTACTCACTAAATAATATGGTTTTACATAAGGAATATAATCTGATACTCTTCTCCATTCTTCTATTAATGGTGGTACTCTATACATAAATTGATTCAAATTTTATCACCTCTTTTAGTTATTATTTTATTACACACATTTCTAAATTAATATTTTAATTATTCCTGCTGATTATTCCTTGTTAATATTCCTTAGCACTTTAGATTCCCTAAAGCTTTTATTTCAGCTTAGAACAGGTCTATATATTGTTTCTACTTTCGTAACCATTTCTCTATTAGATTATGGTTTATAGACTTTTGTGAACTTCCCAGCAATTAAGAGAGTTATTCGACACTATATTACTATAGTGAAGTCCCAACACATTTAGGATTCCTGTTTAGCAAAACTTTCGTTCCATTATCGACTCTAATAATATCTCTAATGATTTTTACTAGTCTTTGATCCACAACCATTTGTCCATGCATCCAAATACTATAAGCATCTGAATATGAAATGCTATACATCTTTTGTAATATGTTTACAATACGTTGTTGTAACAATTCAACCATTGCTTGGTATGGTAGTATACATTCATCTACTCTAAGTCTCCAGTTACTAATAATTACATCTCTATTAGAAAAAGAAGATCTACCACCAAAGCATTGTCTTAGTTGTCCTTTCTTAGAAGATAATATGTTTTCAATCTCTCCATATAATTCTTGATATTTTAAACACAAATCATATAGTAATTGATTTTTTGTTTTCTTACCGTAAGAACTCCTTATGTACTTGTCGTTTAATAAAGTAACTAATTTAGTCATCATATGATACTGAGCATTAGAACTTTCGAATATAAATTTGTCAGACGTCGTTTCGGTAGGTCTGAGGAGACTAGAGAACACGGCAATAGATTGTGTAAATACTTTATCTCTATTCTTCATGATGTGGTCATATTTTTCTTTCTTCTTAGGAGTATAATAGAACTGCATGATCTCGTCAAATTTCTCTTTAAAATCTATTAACCCTAAACCAAAATATCTTTCTTCTTTCTTTTCCTTATCTGGTTGATATTCTACAATTATTTTATGCCCATTTTGATCTTTCTTCTCTTCATATCCTATAATCTTTTCAAATTTCTTAGGAGAAATATATGATGCTATTGCTTTAAATAGATTAGGATGTATAATCCAATAATTTTGAACAGTCATCCAACCAAATATATTTAAATTATCATCTACATATTTTACTTTAGTCCCACAATCTGGACATATAGCTCCGTTATGAATTCTTTGATTAACATTACCACATGTACATTTGTATCTATTATCAAACGCATTTATATCTCCTAGACCTTGTCCAAATTTAGTAGAGAAAATACCTGATGGATTCTTCAGATCTTTCTTGAATGAACTTTGAATTCCACTAAGAACAAAACCATCCTCATATAATATATTATATTTCTTGTCCTCATCCATATTAATAACTTCTAGTGTGGGTTCATATGTAAAATTCGGATTATTAGGATACGAGCATTTTACCTCAAAATTTCCCATTTATATTTTTCTCCCTCCAGTATAAAGTATATTTTATTTAATAAAACTATCACAATACAATCATCCCCTCTCAATATTATAATATATAATTATAACGGATATTAAAAAATAAAGAGGTTTTTACACCTCTTTATAAATAATAAATTATATATAGAAAACCTCTCAACATTATATAGTTTGTGTATATTTATTTTTCTATAAATTCTACTAATAAATGAGGTTCATCATATATTGATTCATTACCTGAATCTTTATATGATACTATGATTTTATAACCTTCTTTAATATCATCAAATTCAAAACTTGTACCAGTACAATCTATATCTGTAGAAATTCCTATTTTATTAATTGAGTGTAAATAATAAATTTCGCTATCTGTGAATACACATTTAGTTATTCCAAAATCAACAATTATATTATTAGTACAAATATTACCCATATTGATTTCTTCTGATAATGTTATAAGTTCTTTTAATCTTTCTATTTCATTTATTTTTTCTTTTATACCAGATATTATTTCTTCTTTATTTATCTCTTGCAAATTACCTAATTTATGATGTTTCATTACAATAGATTCATTGTCACCAAAACAATGTTGATCTAAAATATAAGGTCCTTCTATTTTACATTCATTCACTTCTCTTATTAATTTTTGACCATTATCAAAATCTAATTCAAATTTAATTATATCAGATATTGTCACGGGTTTAATTATATAAACCATAAACTCAAATAATCTACAATATTTTCCCTCTTCATTTATATACCAAATATGTCCTTTTTTATCCATTTATAATTCCTCCTAATTTATTGATTCATACCAAGGGGTCAGCCTTAGTATTATCAGAATTTGGTATATACATACCAGTGCAACAAAAAGAAATACGGCAAGATTTATTATTTTTATTAAGAGTATGATATCCTTCTAAACCTCCATCTCTGTCACATATTCCCGTTATTTTAGTTTCAATAAATACATCACAATTTGAAATGAATTTTAATATTTCTTCTTCACTATCATGATTAATTAACTTTTTAACTACTTTAATAGAATTTTTAAATCCAAGAACTACTCTTAAGGATCTGGCTGCTCTAGGGATAGCTTTTTTATTAGTCACATTATTTCCTCCTTATTTTTTATAGAATAAATTTATATCACCAAATCCACTTTCTTTAGCAATCTTATCTAACTCTTCTTTATTATCTAAATGTACAAAGAAAACTCTATCTTTATTTTTGGTTATAACACTTTTAATTTTATTAAAATTGGTATGTGGACATCCCGCAAAATCTTCAAAATAAACATCATGAAATAAATATACATTTTCACTTCCTAATCTATTACATTCAGATCTAAAGATACTATGTATTTCTGGATGTACATCACAAGTATCCCATACAAATATAAAAGTTTTATCAGAACGATTTATTATATATCCATACGAATACCAATCATTATATATATTATGTACTAATTTTATAGTATTTATTTTGAATTTAACAGCACTATTAGTAGACGTTACACAATATCCTTTTTCACCTCTTATTGGTGAAGAATGAAAATCCGTACTATATAATTCTTCTCCAATTAAATGATCATTTAGCATATCTCTCATTTTTGATTGTTCAGGATATATTATTTCAGGTATTATCTTTTTAGTATGATAACAATATTCTATTAGGGTAGGTAATGAACCTGTATGATCTGAATGCATGTGTGTTATTAATATATTAACGTGTTTTATATAATCATATTTATTCAATATTTTCTTTACTTTAGGAAATACATCACTACCACAATCAATTAATATTAATGTATCTAGCTCTATAAAATAACAAGAAGTATTACCTAAGTCTGTATTAAATGCCGAACCTATCCCTAAGAATTCTGGGACTTTCATTGTTATAAAAGAACTTTCTTCTTTTTCTTCAGAAATGTCAGATTCATTCTTAGTTTGAATAAATCCCCTAGCTTTAATATCGTCTTTTAAATTCATTTTGTTACATTCTTGATCTATATCGAGTTCTTTCATTTGTTTATAATTTTGATCAGAATCCAGATATGCATTTCCCCATACTTCAGGAAACATAAGAGGAGTCATAGATTTCATCTCTTCTAATCCTATATCAATAGTTTCTGTAAACATATAAACCGTAATATGACGATTTAATGATATATAGTTTTGATATTCAGCACCTTTACTTAAATCAGTAAAAACTCGTACTAAAGGTTTTCCATCCAATGAAAATAATACTACATGTAATTGGTTTTCTTCAGTAGGTTCTGGATGTGAATCTTTCCATACTTTTATAAAATTATTATCGGTGTATTTTATTTCGTTCGATCCTCTATCAAGAGTTTCTGTAAACATACCTTTTGTGAATATATTAGTCTTTAATGATATAAATTTAACATAATCAGAACATTTGTCTAGGTCTGTAAAAACTCTTACCGTAGGTAATCCATTCTGATCAAATACTACAATATGTACTTGGTTTTCTTTGATTTTCTCTTCCATTTATAAACATCTCCTTAAAATTTGATTTATATACACTTATATAATATATAGTTGTAGGAGATGTTATTCGTTAAAATATAGAGAGGGATAATCCCTCTCTATCATCCTCTTGAAGATTTAGCACCATTTCTAATAGCATTCATATCATTATTTAATTTATTTATAACTTCTGATGGTATGTTTTCTAAATCATAATTCATAGATTTTAAAATGTTATTATTATCCAATCCGTCAGAGATATGATTTAATATAATTTCTATTTGATTATCATTAAAAATTTGATAATGAGGTTTACTGATATCAAAATTATATTGTAAGGATATATCAGACCAACTACGATTATGTTTAATTGAACTAAGAATATCGCTTATACTTTTATCTACATCTCTATTCAACATAATTCTAGATATATCTTTATACGGCATCCCTATTTGTAAGTATTTGCATATTTGATGGACTTGTTCATTTGTCAGAGTAGCATTATATTTAGTTTCACATTTAGAGACCAAATTCATTCTCATTGCGTGATCCATATTTTCTCTATTAGTACAATATTCTAATACTTCTATTTCATTTATTGTTTTAATACCCAATACATGATTTACTTGATATTTTTCTGGGTTTGGTATTGGGTCAAAACATAACTTTACTCCCCTATGAACAGAGAAATGTTTTTCTTCTCTATTACCAACATGAAATTCTGGTTTTAATCTTAATTTTAACTCTTCATAACCTTTCTTACTTATTTTTGGTTTTAGATTTCTATTTGCAACTTCACTATATATTTTCCCTTTATTAGTTATTGTGTATATATCTTGAATTTCTGGAAAATAATCAGCTATTCTTTCCGTTGATTCGGGTATTATTGGTATTCTAGTCATAAACGTTTTCATTTAAATCATCACCTCTAACAGTATGTACGACCTATAGTAAAAAAATAAAATATAGAGAGGAATTATCCTCTCTATAATGAATAATTAAAAATGTCCTGTAAAAGCTTTAAGTGGATTCATCTCAGTAAATTTAATTGTAGAATCGTGGAAACCCTTCATCGTTTTTTGTTTTTGAGTTGCTGCTATAATAGATAAGGCTAGACCTATATTCTTAAATCCTAATCTAAAGAACATGTTTCCAGCACATTTATTACAATATCCATTTTTCGATTCACACATATTAGAGAATCTCATTTTAACAACTTTATTTATATATTTTTTCATATTTTTACTTGTCATTTCAATTAAATCTGGACCATCAATTATATAATTATACATATATTCTTCTACATTTTTATCCGTTAAGAAAACCTCAATATATCTTTTAGTTAAACAATCAGATCCTCCGTCCATGAGTACGACATGTTGATACGCGGACGATATTTGCTTCTCTTTGTAACCTCCAAGTGCCGTTAAACGGCTTCTACCATAAGGTCCACTAGCCAATGAATTAGACATAGGAGCATAGTCTTTTTTAGATATACCATTCATATAATTACTCATAATTATATTATATTCACCAGTGTCTGGGTCTCTTGTAGCACCTTTACTAACAAACATGTTTTTAAAGTTATTACCAAAGCTTCCTCTTGCACCAGAATCAAATAAATCCATAGACTCATCACCATCTAAATACACTCTCATGTAATCTAATACTTCTTGTTCCATTTGATCAGCAGCAAAAGGATCTTTAGCATCTATTCTCTCTTTATATTTCTTCTTATATAATTCATTTAATTTCTTAGCTGCTACTGTACCACAGGTTAACATTTTTTCACTCATGGTTGGAGAAATTATAGAAACAAATGGCATGAACTTTTCACATCTCATAAAAAAATAATCCATGTCATCTGTAGTAATATCATCTTCCATTAAAGCATAAGATAATCTGGAATTCATTTTACCAAACTCTTTACCATTTATAGTTTTATTTATATAACCATCGAATACATGTGTAAATTTCTCTGATATAAAATGGATATTAAACATCCATAATCCAACAGTTGTTAAGAAAGGTTTTTTATTCTTCCAAGGAGATTCACCATAAGCATCCTTAGGAATCATTATTTCATCATAAGGATTAAATCTTGCTTTACCATTAAACTCTCCAAACATTTTTATTACTGTTGATTTAGTAACATCAGAAGGTTTAAGATTTAATATATATTTTACATCTTCTTCTTTATCAATCATTTTAGGATATCTCAATTATAATACCTCCTTTCAGAAAAAAATAAAGAGCTACCTAAATAACTCTTTATGTTTAAAATCACCTACATATTTCAGCATATTTCATTATATAATTAGAAACTAAACTATATAATTCTTCATAACCATCTTCTTGTATATCAAGCATTTTTCCATATACATATGATTTGTCTTTTAAAGCTAAATTTACATTAATCTCTATCTCATATAATATATATGCTTTATTATCTATAATCTGACATACTTTATGTAAATGTTTTTCATTCATTATATTTATATGATCAAATATAATACATATTCCATTTAAATTATCTTTTTCTAAAGTCCATATAGGTTTTCTTAAAAAATTATTATTTAATTTTACTAATATATAAGGTATATCAACATTATTTATATTATTATATACTAATACTTTTAAATCACCTTCATATAATTTCTTTTCCATTTATATTACCTTCTTTCAAATTATTAATTATGTATTCATTAATATATAATCATAATTTGTATTAGATAATATTATGGAAGTACTTGATATATTATATCAAATGCTTTATCTTCATCTATTAATAATTCTGTAGTAAGATTTAATACTGTATATGGTCTTATATCTTGGAAATAATCAAAACCATTTATTGTCTTCTTCCATGCAGTTAATAATGATATTTGGGATATTCTAGCATCAGCCATAGATGTTGTATATCTAAACCAATCTCTACAATCATCTGTTGTTATTTTAAAGTAGTATTGAATAAATGATTCTACTTCTTCTTTCTTTGCTCTTTCAGAACTATATATATTTTCATCTATAGGAGTTCCATCTAAGAATTGTTGTTTATATTCAGGAGTACCTTCCCATGTTTTGAAATTATAAGCTATTCTAGCATCACCTTTTTTTCTACCAAAATATTTAGCTCTTTGTGCTACTGTAATATCATTAGCAACTGGTACATATTTAAATGGCACTAGATCTTCAGGTTCAATTCTTGAAGCATATTTAACTAACTTCTTTTGAGATAAATCTGGACCACTACCATTCTTACCAACAGCAATTAAGAATACGTATTCACCAGGTCTACCACCTTCTCCTGTATATGGTTCATTAACACTATTATCTAATACTAAATCAGTATTATATGTAGGAGTCCAAATCTTAGGTTTTATTACAGGACATATTCTTTGAGCATTATAAGTAGAACCTGCGAGTACAACTTTATTATGTAATGGATCTGAACCAAAAATATCTTTACCAGTTGCATGATCTTTGATAAATATACGATTCTTTCTACTAAACTCATCAATTTGATTTTTGTCTGTTATATTTATCCTATCACTTACTTTTACTATTTCATTTTTAAGTATAATCATTATTTATTCCTCCTCTTTTTCTTTATTTATATGTTTTCCTCTTCTAAATCTATCTTAGTATCATTTATAAATAATCTTTCAGTAATTCCTATATTGGTTCTCTTAGTCAAAGTACCATATATTCTTATTACATCTTTTATACCAACTTCTGATTTTTTATTTAGATAAACATATGTTGATGATATTTTATCTACTATATCTATTAGGTCTGAACAATTTCTAGGTTTATTATTATAACCATGAATATATATTTGTTCTCTAATATCTATACTATCTTTTTTATTTAAATAAATATTCAAAATTATATTATCTAATATTCCAATCATATCACTTTTATGCAATTCATAATTAATTCTAATTCTATCTATGATACCAACAGCGTTATCTAATTTATCATCAAATTTATATATAGTATTAATATTAAGTATTGTACTCTTATATGATTTAAAGAAATTTATAACTTCATACATATACATTTTTATAGATTCTGAAGATACTGTAGGAATTCTATACCATAAGAATTTAAAATCGTCAGAGTCCATATAAGATTCTATTATATATACAATATCATTAATAGTATTACTAATTTTAGAAGTCCTTTCATCTTTATCTTTTATATCTCTTATATCCTGAATAGATTTATATAAAATAGGATTTTTATCTTTTATAAAATCAGTATATCCTGTTGCAGTAGTACCATCCGATTTTTTAAAGAATTCCATATTAACTTCAGTTGTTAATAATGCATCGTATAATGATTTATAAATATCGTATATATCTTTATTATCAGCCGTTCTCATTTCTTTACATATGTGATCATATACTTTAGTATTTTGTGTGAATATATACATCAATTGATTATATGTCAATATAGATGAATCTGGTATTTGAAAATCTGCTACTCCTAATTCTTCTAAAGTATAACCTTTATTAGCTACATAGTTTCCCAATAATTCTAAATTAGCTTTAAAATTAAAACCATTTATAGTAAGAACTTCTGTTGGTTTATATAATATATTATCAGTGACTCCTATATACATATAACCTAAAGCAAATAAGTATACTAATATATCGGTAAATTTAAAAGATGTTATTGTACTTATTGTAGGTATTTTTAATAATAATTGATCTTCTATAAATACATCATCAAAAAGCATATTATAAAAATATGTAGTTTGAAATGATAATTGAGTCATTGAATATACACTATCTATTGACATATACTGAGATCTAAGAATGTTAAATTCATAATCGATTATTTTTTTTCTTATATATTCATGGTCTTGATCTCCATCCCAATATTTATCCTGAGAAACAATTTCGTCATAAGAAAATTGATTAATAGGTTGATTTATATAATTATCAGGTATTTTATCAATAGGAACTTTGATAAATTTTAAATCGTAATTCGTAGAGTCATCTTCATTAAAAGTATAATTTCCATCTGAATCTTGTAATCTTTCTTTTAATATATAATATTTAAATACTTCTATATTGTCAAATCCAAATAAAGAACTAATATCAACTATACTCTGATGACTAGCTCTATACTTTTTTAATCTATTTAGATTTCGTACCATTGCTAGTTGATACTTCTTTGGAATATCAGGAAAATAATCTATACCATTAGATTCAAATATCAATTCTATAGTTTTTAAATCAAATATATCTCCTTTTATAAAGAAGTCAGGAATTTTAGCAAATATATCAGATAAAGTAGTTATAATAATAAATATAGATATAAAGGCATCATAATTATCTGATTTATATTTATATGCATCAGAATAAACTCTTTTCATAGTATATTGTCTATTTATTTCATAACTAGATTCAAATCTCTTAGATATTTCTACTGGGATATCTGTAGGTAAATATAACAATTGAAATTCTAAAGCTTTTCTAGCTTTATATATAGAAACCTTATTAGAACCAATATGTTTCAGGTATTTAGAATTAGGGTATTCCAATATTAATATATCAATAATACCTAATACTTGTAAAATATCTTGTTCATCTTTACTCATTTCATGTATTTTATTATTTAGATTTATAGTATATAAAGTAGTATCTATATAACTTTCATTCAATGTTATACCTATATCTCCTATATCTGGAAGACCATTAAGCATTCGATAATAATTATTTAATTCATTATATGATTTTAAATATATATTAGTTCTATTGTTTATTATTGTTTTTTGTATAGTCGATGGTATAGTCAATGGGCTTTCTAAATAACCATCTATATATATTGAATCTAATCCATATGATAATAATTCATCACGACTATATGAAAAATTAGATATGTTGGCTTTGGAATCTAGACATTTTATATATAAATCTGAATTTTTGATTGAGTCTAATGATTCGTATTTATTAGCACTTGTTTGATCTTTTATCTCTATATCTCTACATATAATTTTTGAATAATAAACCAATTCATCTACTAATGGTATTGTATTACTGTTTGTAATTTTCTTTATATCACTCATTATATAATACCTCCTCTATCTTATTTATATGTGAAAAGATAAAAAATAAAGAGAGTATTAAAACTCTCTATTTTATATACCTAAAGCTATTAGTATACCATTTAATCTATGTAATGTAAGTCTTATGTAAAATTTTATCCTTGATTTTATAGGTTCATTCTTTAATACAACTTTTACTAAACTCTTATTTACTGCATGTAATAACCAAAAATTTACATCATAATTATCCATTATTTCTTTCACAGTAGTATTTCTTGTAAAATATCGGTACTCATAAATTCCATTGTCGAATATATAGCTTGAACAATCTACATCTACAATCTTAAGACATCCAGTACATAATGGAGTTTCATTAATTTTAGTAGCATATTTATTAGTATAAAATTTAGTACCTCCACAATTAGGACAAGTTATATAACTTTTTTGCTTTTCTTCTTCATGTCTTTTTTCCTTTTGCTTTTCTTCTTCATGTCTTTTTTCCTTTTGCTTTTCTTCTTCATGTCTTTTTTCCTTTTGCTTTTCTTCTTCATGTCTTTTTTCATTTCTTTTAATATTCATAAAGATATCAAAAGAAGCATTAGTTTCTCTATATTTTATAAATTCATCAACAATATCACTATTTGCTGAATTAAAAGGTGGAGTTTGTGGTGGTCGTTGTGGTTGTACTGGTGGAGGTGAAGTTTGTTGTGTATATGGATTGTAATTTGTATAAGGATTATTTTTTACTGGATTAGAGTATTGTGAAGATTGATTTGGTGGTTCTTCATATTTAAACATAATCTTTTTAATTTTAAATTGAGCTTCTTTTACTTCTTCCAAAGTATTTCCATTAGATATAGTTCTATTTTTTAATGCTTGTATTTTTCTTTTATCACTTTCTGATATTGGTAACATTTTAAACATTCCCCCCATTTAAATTTATTCAATAATATAATATATAACTATAATCTTTTTTGTTAAAATATAGAGATGACCTTAGCCATCTCTATACATATTCATGACAAGAGATTATAATTATGTTTGTCCAATTATTTATTTTTAAATTGTTTATAAATTTGATTGGCATAAGTAGAACAAGCTACAGTTAATATTCCTTGTATAAAAGAATTGATAGATAAGTCTTTCATTAAAAGCATAGACATTATAATTCCTATAGGTAATAATAAAATAGGAATAAATTTATCATCTATCTTTTCAGTAGATTTAAATAATGTACCTATATAATATAATACAGGTATTAGTATAATTGTTTTATCATTTATATAATTCATTAAATCCATAATATTTCTCCTTTCATCTATAGTTATTATACAGTTGAAACATTTTAATGAAAGGATGTGATTGAATTGAATGATTTTAATGCTTTCCCAGAGGTTGATTTTTTCTTGGATATGGAAGGAAACCCCACAATATCTAGCCCTAATAGTTGTTATCAGATAGCTTTCTATCAAACTCAAGAATCTCTTATGGATACGGAGGTCTATAAACAATTTCTTAAAAATTCTATACAAAGATTCAGACACTCAGTAACATACAAACATTACAAAGGATTCTTAATGGAAATGGGTTTGAATAGGTGTCAATTTATGAGTAATATAACAACAGATTTGAATGCTGATTCAAAATCAAAGCGAGATGCTATAACATTAGAGATGCATCATTCTATATTAACTATATATGATATAGGTTATATGATCTGTGAGCATACTCTAAAGACTCAAGGTAAAATCAATTCATTTAAACTATCAGAATTAATTAGACAAGAACATATACTTCATAATGTTCCCTTATGTTTCTTATCATTAACTCCTCACCAATTATATCATAATGATGATAATTTTTATATATCACCTAAAATGGTATTTGGTAATTGGTATGATTTTATAAATAAATATTATATGGGAATAAGTCAAGATATTGCATTTAAGATTATATTCTATCTTAAAAGATGTATGGATGAAGATGGATTGTCTAATGATAATAAACTGTTAGATTTAAGAAATAAAATAATGGATTGGTCTAATTGTGGTGCAGTAGTTAATTTTTAGAAAAAATAAAAGGTGGACAATTGTCCACCTTGTTTTTATTGTTTTAAATTAAATTCAGTCAATATTTCATCATAAAGTTTTCCAGCTTCATTATATTCTATATATTTATCTCTATTTGTAACATATGGTTTTAATTCTATTTTATCACCCCATGGTAATTTGGTTATATAATACCATGGACCAAAACATCCCATAGAATTTTGATACGAATCTTTGCCTAATTGAAAACCGAATTTTTCTTTTATTTCTTTTTCAGCTTCTAAATAATTCTCATCAAGAGATAAATACCCAGATGTAATTGAGATGTATCCTAATGGGGTATATATTTTTGATGGAGTGTTATAATAATATTCAACCATTATTCCTTCTGAATTTTCATCTACCTGATTATAATATTGATTTGGACTTTCATTACACAACACTGTCAGTACTTTGTGCTTCTCATATATTTCTTGAATATCTTTTCTAATTTTTAATGCTGTTAAAACTTTTTCTTTAATTAATTCTTTATTCATTTAAATCTCTCCTCTATTTTATGTATCAAGCTATTCCTAATTTTTCTTTGAATCTTATATCTATTCTTTTTAAGAATCTATAATAAGCATTTAATGTGTAAATGAAACATTTTATTTCGCCCACACTTGTACCTTTTTCTAGATTATATATTTCATAAATTTTGTCCATTTGTAATATGTAAGTATTTATATCTTTTATTTCTTGAGTAAATACTTCTAATTCATTTATGTCATTTATTAATGTTTCTATTAATTGGTTTCTATTTGAATATAGATGTTTTATCATTTCATTATCTACTTTAGTAAATACATATACTACATCATGTTCTTTTAATAATTCAACACTCCCTCTATTTAATCTTTGTATTACATTAATAATTTCTTTCATCATATTCAACACTCTCCTAAATAATAATATTATATTTCACTATTATAATATACAGTTATAATATTGAACTTTTACTAAAAAACATATAAGTAATTAAAATAAAGAAAGGATGTGTTTTTATGTCATTAAATTGGATACAGGATGATAATAGTAAAAAATGGTTTGCTTCGGAAGATAATGTAAATATTCTAGGATGGAAAAAAGATAATGAAAAATGGTATCATTTAAATGATAAAGATGGTTCATTGGATACTGGATTTTTCCAAACAGCAACTAATCAAGACCATTGGTTTTTTTCTTATTCGGAAAAAACTGAAAAAGATGGAGATACTCATTATGTTGGTGAAATGTCTACAGGATGGATTGAATATAAAGGAAGTTGGTATTATTTATATCCTCAAGAAACTGGCAATTATGGAATTAAATATCAAGAAGGAGCTATGGCTACTAATTGGGTGAAACTTGGAGATAAACAAAAATGGTATTATCTTTTAGAGAAAGATACATATTATAATGGAATGACTTATTCTAAAGGTTCATGTGTATGTAACACTATATTAGAAATTAATGGTCAAAATTATTCTTTTGATAAGAATGGTGTGTGGCAATTGGATTATTCAAGATCAAGCGATTCGTTAGTATCCGATTCATTAGTTTCTTATGTAGCTGGTTGGGAATCGGGAGAATGGAGTTCAGAATCAGAGAATGCATATGAAGATCCATATTATCCAGGAGATCAAAGATATTGGACTATTGGTTATGGTACATGTTATTGTGCAATCCCTGAAGCTTTCCCTAACGGATTGAGTTCTACATGTACACAAGACCAAGCCTTAGGTTGGTTAAAACAAGAAATAAATTTAGTAGCAAATACTATTAAATCTGCTTTAGGTGATAATTATAATTCTATCTCACAACAAGCATTTGATTGTTTATGTGATATTGGATATAATGCTGGTACTGGAGCTGTAATAGGAGGTAATACTTGGAAAGCTATTATATCAGGTGATTCAGATTTAATAACAACTAAATTGATGAGTTGGAATAAGGCTAATGGTGTAGTAAGTTCAGGGTTAACTAAGAGATGTGAATCTAGGGTTGAAATGTGTTTAAATGGAGTTTATAATTCCGATCATTAAAATTATAAGAGTGGTTATTCCACTCTTATTTTTTATATCTTAAACTTTTAAATAATAAAAAATATTAAGGAGTGTTGATTATGGAATTTTATTACGGATATATAATTATAGTTACGGTTATTATATTAAGTCTACTAGCTAGACGTATACAGGTAAAAAATAAATGTGATGTCATTATGACTAATGCTGAAGTTGTCGCATTAGATAGACAATTTGTAAATAATATGGATGTAATCCCAATGTTGGATATATTTGTAGAGGACTGTATGATAAATGTAATATCTAAAAATATAGATTATGCTAAATTACAATCTGTATCCAGAGATAATCAAATAGAAATACTTAATCTAGTATCTAATACAGTATCAGAAAGAATTTCACCATCTTTAATCAATAGATTGTCAACAGTATATAATAAGAATTGTATGACGGATGTATTGGCTGAAAGATGTTATTTAAAAGTATTAGAATGGGCTAGAGAAATAAATGGACAAAAATATAAATCAGATGATGAAGCTAAAGAGTTTAATTTTAGTTTTGAAGCAGACGAAGATAGATAAAATATGGATATGGGTCAACCCCATATCCTTTATTTATATCTAAATTTTATTGATCCTATGTATCCCCACAATTCTCTTATTATATTTAGATTACATATAGTATTTATATGTTTTAAATCATCCCTTTCTATATATGGTAAATAGTTTGAATGATTCTTGGTATTTATAATATATCTAGACATATTATCGAAATTACGATAATATTCAACATCTAACTCTAATCCTACGTATAGTTGATTAAATGATGCTATTAATTTAATGGTCTCTTCTACACCTTCCAATTCAGCAGACTGAAATACAGCTAATAAAAAATCTAAGAAGAAATTCTCATGTTTAACTAACTCTTCAGGTTTCATTCCTTTTATTGTTATCTTCTCTTTTTGAGAGAATGAATCGTACATATAATATGCTTCTAAATCTTTATGATCTAGACTATAAAATGAAGAAAAAGTGTTATTATTGAGAAATTCTATATTCTCAAACTTAGTAATTTTGGCTGTTTTATTTATCAAGAATATAGCATCATTTCTTATTGACAATACATCTGTATCTGATATATCATTAGCTTCAAAAAATAACTTTCTAGATTCCTCAATACCTTGTTGTTTTATTTTTATTATCTTAGGATTGTTCTTTTCCATTTTACCTATAGTAATTTGTCTTTCCATTCTAGGACATTTTAAAAAGTATTGATATTGACTCTCTGATAAAATTCCATATTTAAATAATATATTAATATTAGCTTTAGATATATCATACTCTCTTATTAATTGAGAAATTATAAATGGTATTTCAGCTTTGTATCTTATATGTTTGTATAATTTACTGCTCATAAATTAACACTTCCTTAATATTTTTTGTTAAAAAATAGAGTAGGAAACC